TTGTTTTTGCTTTTGTACACCTTTTTAAAAAAATATTTCAAAATACTTGACTTTTGCCGTTTTTTATCTTATTTTTGTTAAGGGTCTTAACCAAGGTACTCTATTCTTATAGTACTATAATATAATACTAATTATATTCTATTCTATATATGTACTATATATTTATTTTTCTTTGTTACTTTCTTTTTAACCGCTGACGGAAAACCACCTACGGTAAAAAATATGGGGGTACTATTAAGGCACCCCCAGTTTTATTATATGTTATCAAATGATACGTTTTGTGGAGTTACTGTAAATTCAAGTTCAATGAATTCTAAAGTAGGTGTTGGTTTGATAAAGATTTTACCTTTTAAAGTATTTCTATCGTTATCTTCAATGTCCATCGCAACGCTAACTCTAAAGTCTGTTAAACCTCTTTCTTTTCTAATGTTATCCAAGATTGGGTTAACCAAAGACAAGAATTGGTTTCTAACTGTAGTATCGTTTGGATCGAATAACAATCTCTTAGACACACTCATGATCAATCTTCTTGCTTGTAACAACAATCTTCTGATGTTAAGTCTATCAAGAGCGCTTGATTTAACTTGCAAGTTTCTGTTACCCCAGATAACAACCCCAACGTCTGAATAAGTCGCTAATGGGTTAATTCTACCTGGATATAAGATGTCTCTTGCTTCTTGATCAAGAACGATACGAGCTCTATTACATTTAACTAAACCTCTATTGTAACCAGCAGTTGCAAACCAAGGGAACGCTACGTTATCAGTATAAGCCATGTTTCTTACTACCTCAGCAGTAGGTGGTATAAATAAGTTTGCGTTATTGTCTGTGTCTGTGATTTGAATCCAAGGGTAGTAAACCGCAGTGTAGTTAGAGTCAATATCAGTGTTTTCTAATTCATCAACGATATCTTCAGCAAAGTACCAATTTTCAGTATCCGAAGGGTTGTTATTGTTTAACAACTTGATATCAGGTAATGTTGGTAAGTAAATTGCATCCAATCTCTTTTCTTCAACAACCTCAATTGCATCTCTAACCAAGTCAGTGTTGTTTAACACGTCAATACCAGGTGTTGCTAAGATGTTGATAGCGGTTTCTTCTGGGTTTTGGAATGTTCTGATACCGTACATTGTAGCGTAGTAGTCAGAAGTACCAAACAACTCAGCGTACTCAACGTTTGTGAATGTATCGAATGTACCAGCTACGAAACCAGTTCTACCGATTTTGTATTCATCTGTATTTGTTCTGTTAACTCTATAAGCATCCCAACCGTCAAAACCACCAGCAAATAAAGCTGTGAATTTTCTTGTTCTCATGTTATTATAAGGGTGAGTTGTTGTACCATCAACCACAATTGGGTCAACGAATGAAGCAACACCAACCGCAAAAACTTGTTCTCCAGTCACAGAGTCAACAATGCTACTTGCATTGATGTCCATGTGGAAACCTTTTGTTTTTGTTGAATAGTCATCACCAGTGTTATAAGCGTTATCACCTAAGATACTAATTTTACCTTTAAACAATAATAGGTCTTTGTCAAATCCAAATTGGTTTGAGAAACCTAAATAGTTTTTAGTTACTCTATCACCACTAGAAACTGTTGCGTTAGCAAATGGTGGGTTGTAAATTGTATCGCCAGGAGCGTAGTATTTTAATTTATAAGGTATTTCAGGAACAGCTGTTGCTGTGTAACCAGAAACACCATTTGTTCTAAATTCGTAACCCTCAAAACCAGCTGGTACACCATCAGTTGGTGCGTTTACAGCCATTTCAAGAACAACATAAGAACTCTTAAGTGGGTATTTGTTATCGATAGTACCGATTTTTCTACCAACGAAATTATCTAATGATTCATCCATTGTACAATCAACAAATCTTTCAAGTATTGATACCGCTCTATCTGTATCACTAAATGATCTAATGTAGATATCAAAAGTTTTCTTAGATAAGTCAACATTAGCGATTGAAGCTTTAATCTCAGTGTTTGCACTTGTACCGTCAGAAATTGAAATTAATCTGAACAATCTTTGTGGTAAACCACCTCTTAATTCAGATACGAAGAAAGGTGTAACTGGTGATTGGTACTGGAATCTGTAGTGATCCCAATTATTAACTGATGTTAATTCACTATATAAACCTTTAATTTTACCACTTAACCATCCTAATTTTAATGAATTATCGTAAACCTCTTCAACAAAGATTTGAGAATCTTTATCACTTGGGGTTGTACCGATTACTTTTTTAATGTAGTTAGATTTTGTGCTATCTAAAGAAACCGTGTATGTAAATGTGCTACCAGTTGGGTTAGCTGTTGTACCAGTTAAGTCAAATGCTAAATAAGGGTCGCTAACAACACCAGCTGGAGCAACCATGTCCAATGAATTAACTCTGTAACCTAATACATCTGAAGTGTAAGTACCTCTACTTCTTACAGTAGCAACGTTTTTATTGTGACCATCTTGGAAAGGATCAGCTGTTAAATTAACAGTAAATAACTCTAATTTACCATTAAGTGTATGCGCACCAGCCGATGTAAATGTGTGGCAATATAAAGCAAATGAAGGTCCATTATATGTTTCAGTTGCAGTGTTGTATATTAATTCGTTATTTAACACATAAGCATCTCTATCAGAATTTGGAACTGTGAAAGGTAATTCGTATGCGTCAAAATAGATTGGTGTTAAAGCGTTTGTAGCTGCATCAGTCACTAAATCAGTGTCCATATCGTCTGTCAAAAGACCCCAATATAAAGCGTTACCAGCGTAGAAATCAGCGTTGTTAAAACCACCAATTGTTGTAAAGAATTGATTAAATACTGTATCAAAATCAGTTGCGGCAACACCAGTTAAGTTTGCGATATAATCAATCAAATCCGTATTACCAGAACCACCAGTAACATAGAAATCATTGTTATTAGTATCAACTTTGAAATTAATTGTTGTTTGAGTAACACCAGTGTGGGATAAAGTTGACTCATCGCATGCACCCAATGTCTTAATAACCCAAGCCATACCCGCCTCATAGCCAGATAAACCTAAAAGTCTTGTAACATACAATTGGTTTGATTGCGTTAAATACTGCTTTGCTATGTACGGTAATTCGTACTTAACGATTTGTGTATTTTTAAATTTTTCTGGATTAGTACCACCAAAAGTAGTCTTAAATTCATCGAAATTTCTGATGAATATTGGTTGGAACGCTGGACCCTTTAAGGTTTCACCCACTACACCTAATGTTGTAACACCAACTGTTTCAGTTGTGAATGTTAAATCTTTTTCGGTTGTGTAGACACCTGGAGATGCATAAACTTTGTTTGCCATATTTAGTTAATTTTATTTATTTAATTTTATCTTATTCATAAATATCAGATTTTTTACCAAAAAACCATAATATCCGTTCATTTTTAAAATTCTTTCTTTATTTTTAAATATTTTCAGTTATTGTAAAAGTTCTGCTAATCGCTGGTGTCACAATATAATCTTCTGGATCCGATATAAACCCTTGCAAATTAAAATTGTACAATTGCACGTAAAACCTTTTATTATTAAGATCAGTCACTTGACTTTCATCTGAAGAATCTTCTAAAACAATTGGAATATAATGTCCATTAACCACAGTATAAGCTTGTCTGCTTTGAAAATTCTTTAAAACCGTGGCGTTAAACTTATTAAGCTCTTGTTGTCTATAAGAAAAAATTCTAACATCGTAAGTTATATCAACAGGTATTGGTTGAGGTATTTTATAAACATCAACACCCATTTTATTACCATCCCAAGTTGGGACTTCCGCATATGTGTAATGTTTACCAGTTGGTATGTTATAAATCAAAGAAGGGTTTGTACCGTATTTTGTGTCTGGATTCCTAACAATGTTTATAAAAGGTATTTTAAGATTTTTATATTCATCTGAAAATTTCCAGGTTTGAGAAAACTCGTTCCATTTTTGTATACCCATCATAAAAACAGGTACTTTTTCACCGTCAAGACTTATTGATAGGTTATTGGTTACAAAGTCTTTAAAACCCCTATCTAAGTCAATATGCATAACACCTTTAGGAAGATACGTATCATTATTAATGATCATATCTTTCATATTTTCAGCCGCACCGCTTTGCATAGAGTATGGATACTCAATGTTAGCACGTTGTTGCGTGATATTTATTTTCTTTTTAAATGAACCTGGTAAAGCCATAATTACATCCCTTTAAATACGTTAGGGTCAACATTAGTACATTTTATTCTTCTGAAATAACCAGAATAACCGAATTGGCTACTTGCATTATCTGTGTTTATGGTATCGTCATCAAAAACTGTGAAATATTTCATATTGTTTTCTCTATCTGAATAACCAACAATATCACCATAACTTATTTCAGTGTTTTTTTCATTTAGTTGTTTTTGTAAAACCGTAAACTCAAGATTACCATAATCTTGGTACCTTAAATTACCATTTGGTGAATAAGATTTGTTCTCACCGTTTTCAAGGTTAAGAATAACTTTTAACTCAACTGGTGATAAAAATCTGATATCGTTTACATTACTTTCACCGTAAACATCATCCATTTGAGTGTTAACTCTATCAACTCTAAATAAAACAACAGTAAAGTTCATATCACCCTCGATTAGCTCAGTAGCCATATCAAGTTCGAGTTGAAAATCTTCTTCGTCATAAAACCTATTCAACCTTGTGTTTGGTATTCTAGTTTTTCTTTCCATTACCGTTTATATATAAATACTTTGATTTATTAATGAATTGACTTTGTCCCAAAAATTTATTATTATTGAATAATAATAAATTAAAGGAAAAGGGATTGAATGCAGTTACCAATAGAAAAGAGAGCACTGGATATATTAAAAACATATAAGGGGTCTAACGATTACATATTAGGTATACAAAACACCTACTTCACAAGTAAAAGTTTTATACCAACAAAGAATCAAAGTGATTATATCATAAGGAATGGCGCTGTAGAACCAGTTGTTGTTAATAAATTATTTGATATTAGTAAATCTTGTAGACCTTTTATCGCTGAACAATTAAAATTAGATTTTATCCCAGATAAGATTTTTATCAATAAATTACTCAGTAGAAAAGAAAATTTTTTACACGTATTTGGCTGTTTTGAAGAGGGTTGTGACAAATATTACACTTTTTATATTTCAAAAGAGTGTGTAAAGGTTAGTCGACCAGAACCAGAAATTGACCCAACAAAATATGAAAGGGATCCAAAACCACATCAAATAACAGCGATTAAAAAATTATTGACAAACGATAAATTTATCCTGGCCGATGAGATGGGTCTTGGTAAAACAACATCCGCTATTATTGCGGCTATGGAAGGACAATTCAAAAAGATATTAGTTGTTTGCCCAGCATCTCTTAAACTTAACTGGAAGATTGAGATCTCAAATTACGACTCACCTGATAATATCAGTGTTGTTGACGGAAGCAATCTTACCGTAAAGAAATGGACTATTGTAAACTACGACATTCTTAAAAATTTTCACCATTTACCTAGACGTGGTGTCAAAACAGCGGATCTACCAGTATCACCAATCGATTACCATAAGTTTGATTTAGTTATTGCTGATGAGGCTCACTACCTTAAAAACGCTTCATCTAACAGAACAAAAATCTTTAATGATTTTGCGATGAAAATACCAGTAAGATGGTTATTAACAGGTACACCGATCACAAATAAACCAATTGATTTTTATAATCTTCTGTATTTGTGTGATTCACCTGTTGCAGCTAACTGGGTTGGTTACGTTAAAAGATATTGTGCTGGTAGACAGTTTAATCGTAAAGGTACCAAACAAAAGTATTGGGTTTGTTCTGGATCTTCAAATCTTGAAGAATTAAAAGATTTTTCATCTGATGTTATCCTTAGAAGGACTAAAAACGATTCTATTGATTTACCGCAAAAGACTATTAAACCTGTGTATCTCCCATTAGAATTTTCAACGAGTTACAATGCATATATTGCTGAGTATGAGGCTTGGATTGAAGAAATGGAAGCGGCTGGGGAAAAACCCACAATTACGGATCACCTTACAAAACTTATCAAAGTTAGACAATTATTATCTTATGATAAGATCGCTCATACAATTGAAATGGCTGAGGAAATGCTCGAGAACGGTCAAAAAGTTATCATATTTAGTTGTTTTACAAACACAATTAAAGAATTGCAAGCGCATTTTGGTAAAAAAGCTGTAACAATTGACGGGTCTGTTTCAAAAGAAAAAAGACAACAAGCTGTTGACCAATTTCAAACTGATGATAAAATCACCGTTTTCTTGGGTAACATTGTTGCCGCTGGTGTTGGTTTGACCTTGACTGAAAGTAGTGTTGTGATATTCAATGATTTAGACTGGACACCAGCAAACCATATGCAAGCTGAAGATAGAGCACATAGAATTGGCCAACAAAACCAAGTTCACATCATTTATCCGTTATTTGCCGATACTTTGGATATGATCATGTACAAAGCACTTCAAAGTAAAATGAAGATTATTAGTACGATTATGGGTGATAACCCATCTGAAGAGGAAATATCAGTTGGTAAAGAGGTTATTATGCACCTTAGACGTTAATGTTCGGTATGGATGATTCTTTTTACATCTGATCTATAAAGAGCGTCATCACCATCATTTGGCGTTATAATTACATGATATTTTTTAACACCCATATCTTTTGTTGACATCATCTCATCATAAGATAAAATATCATCTATATTTGGTATATTATAATACTCAGCAACCCTTTCTTTTAAAGTTTCTAAATCATCAATCCTATCTAAATCAAGATCCTTAAACTCACTTGAAGGGAACCTAACCGAAAGTTTTTGATTTTCTGGGTTAATTTTACTTAATTCTCTTTTATTAGCATCGGCTGAAAAACTTGTTGAATCTAATTCTGAGTCTTGGGCAACTGAAGCTATTTTTGTGTGTGCGGCACTTATAATATTATAACCCTCTTCTTTTAATCTATTTATAACGTTCTCGGCCATTCTAACGTATTTTTCCGTAAAAAAGTCCCCAGAATCGTTCCATCTAAACATAACTCTCCATTTATAACCTTTAAGAGCCTTATGTTCAATACATTTATCTTTTAACTCTTTATAAAGTCTTTCTTCATATTCTTTTGGGAAATTTAAAAGATAATTTAATCTTCTGGTCATACTATCATAAGATGCTGGATATTGGATATATTGACCAGATAAAGCGTAACAACCTTGTCTACAAGTACCTGCACCTGGGCATGTATTTATAATAACAAATTTTTTATTTTGTATATCATAAGCTAAACCTCTAAAAGCGGGTAAACCTGTCTTATAAACAAAATCGTTGGGACCACCGCTTTTTATCATTTTTTCGTTAGTGTTTACAACGTTATTTGGTGGCTCAGTCATTCTTTTTATAAAAGTGTTAACATCAGCTGTTTCAAAATTACCTTTAACCGTTTCATCTTTATATTCCTTATCTGTACCTAAAAGTCTGGTTTTTGCGTGAATAAATGGTAGACTTGTTGGGAATTTTTTTCTGTCTTTTGTAGATAAATTTCTGTTATCAATTAAATCATTTAAGTATTCAATTAATTGCGGTAACGGTAAACAACTTTTTTTAACATCACTAAAATCGCCTTCCCAGTCAATTTCAAATAAATCATCCTCATATAGATTACTTTCATTAATAGGTAAACCTATAATATTTTTCATTCTATTTAACGATTCTTGTAAACTCAATTCCTTTTTCATATAATATTCCCGTATTTAAAAGTATTTATTATAAATATTAGGAAAATGAGAATAAATCCAATCGAAAAGCAAAAAATATACAAACAAGCCAAACACAGGCTTGGGGCCCCTATTAGAAAGATTCAGTTAGAGGATGAGCAAATGGACTCACTTCTTGAAATCGCTACAGAAGATTATGTTGAGTTTATCAATAACTGGTTGATTGAACATCAATGGCCAAGTTTAATTGGTTTGAATGTTAGCGAGGCTGATTTAACAAGAGCTTTTATTTATAGAACTTTTGATTTGGTTACACAATACACATATTCGTATTCGAAAATAGTTGGTTTGGGTGCTGGTGAGGGTGGTTATGTTCTTAAAAAAGACTATGTTGAGTTAGTTAAAGGTCAACAAATGTATGAAATCCCAGCTAATAGAGAGATCAACGAAGTTTTATGGTTTACCCCAGCCTCATTAGACCAATCTGTTATTGACCCATTTTTAGGTGTTTGGAATAATCAATTTGGTGCCGAATACATGGGATTGGGTAGTTATTATATTCTGCCAGCCTTTGATATTTTAATGAGAACGACTGACAGAAATCTTAAGAACAGAATGATTCGTTCTGAGTTAATTTATAAAATTACAAACGCACCAGATGGTAAAAAATATCTTCATTTAATGAACACACCTGGTGGTAGATTTGATTTTAGGGGTGCCATGGTTGAACAAGGTAAATGTTGGTATTGGTATTATGATATCAATCCATTGATAAAAGATGATTGTTTAGCTAAAAATAAAGATATTATTAAATCACCAGCCGATGTTCCTTTGGATGATATTTCATTTGATGATTTAAATGACCCAGCTAAAGTTTGGATTAGAAGATATTTTATTGCGTTATGTAAAGAAACTTTAGGTAGAGTAAGAGGTACTTTTGGTGGTAAAATACCAGTTCCAGATGCAAATATGGAAATTGAATACCAATCACTTTTATCAGAAGGTAAAGATGAAATGGTTACACTTAAAAAAGAATTAGAGGATAGAATGTTCAAATTAAATCCATTAGAGATTTTAAAAAGAATGTCTACCGAAGCTGAAGAAATTAATAAAGCTCTTAGATACAGAGCTTTCCAAAAACCAATTAAAGTTATATAATGTTTTATACAGCCCTAGATAAAAGTGAATATTTCGATTTAATCGTAACAAATGATTGCCGTGATTTCTATCGTGATTATAGCGAATGTTATTTAATTGATATTAACGTTACAGCAGGTCTTTGCTCAACAACTGGAATATCACAATCAGAAGAGATTGAACTCGAGAATATAACTTTAAACGGTTATGATAATTTTTTCATAAACAACGGTGAGGTATCTAATATAAACAATTTCACTGGGGACACCATCGGTTACACGGTTAATGAAAATGTTGTTGTTAATGTTGATAAGGACCTAGTTTATGTTATTGAAACAGGTGATACATTTTGTTTTCACGAAATATCTGGTTACAGTGGTAATTATTGTTATGAAATTGATCATTTAAGGGTTGATAATGGTGTTTATTATAACAAATTAAATGGTGGTTTTTATCAAGGTTTTTATAAAATTTTTGGTGAAAATGTTGAATGGTATCCAGCTAGAGCTAAAATGGGTTGGACCGTTGATATGGTTGTTCATTTTCCAATGGATTTAACAGGTTCAACTGGAACTAGTGGCACCTCTGGAACATCTGGGTCTTCAGGATCTAACGGTACCTCTGGAACATCAGGTTCCTCAGGATCATTCGGATCTTCTGGGTCTTCTGGTGTTTGTTTAACGTTAAATGACACATACCCAAATAACAGTGGTTTTGTTTTTTATTTAGGTACTAGAGCTGAAAATAAATTTGCCGACAAAACTGATGTTGAAATACAAAGATTTGAGGATAACTACAATGTTGTGCCACTAAACACACAAAACCTATTTACATATAATAATTTAATAAGTTTGGATGGTTTAACAAATTATGTCGGTTATTTTAATTACTATAATGGTTTAATGTATACTGGTAGAAATTATACAGTTGACTCACAACCACTACAGTATCATCAAGAATATAGTGATTTAACATATAACGCTTTTGGTATTAGAGTTACAAATGACGGTAGAATTGGGTATAGAACAATATACCCAACCGATATTTGCTATACTGGTGTAACACAAGAAGTTAGCGGTATAACAAATAATTCATTCATTATGGATCCAACCGATGACTGCGTTAATTATACAAGAGCATTAATCGTTACAAAGTATTTTACTATAGAAGAATGTTACACCAAAAACCCAGTAATTGATGTAACCGAAAATAAGTTTTTAAATATAACTGGTGTATTTGAAAGAGATTTTGCGTATGGAAATAATTGCCAGTTAAAATACGGTGATTATAAAAAAGGTACGTTCTCAATTTATCTTAACGGGTTTTTAGTTTTTAGAAATCGTAATTTTGTTGAGGTTATACCTCATGAATTAGATACCGAAGCTAAATATCAAGAGGGTGTTCCATTTAACATTTCATTTGGTGGTGGAACCCAAAGTTTGATCGACACTGTGGTATTTGATAAAACAAAAGTTATGGGTACTGTTTTAGAAAGATTTTTTGCTGGTACATTTTTAGGTGGGGTGAAATCTATTAAGATGTATTGTGTACCTTTGTATACGGTTGAAATCAAAAAAAATGTTTTAAATATAGCTAGTTTATATAATTTACCAATAATAAAAGGTGGTAGACAGATATTTATAAAAAATAGATTCTAATGGTATTTAGTATAAGACAAAACGCAACATTACCTATTTTGAAAATGAAAGTTTTCAGAGATGGACGCAATGATTTTAGACGTTTCGAGGAATTAATCGAAAATTGTGTCGCAACATTTGCGATGAAAGACGAAAAAACGGGTATATATAAAGTTGCTAATAAAGCAGCGACAATTGCGCTTGAAAACCCATGTGATGAAAATGGTTATAAACACTACATCATAACGTACCAATTTACCAAAGATGATACGGATAAACCTGGAATTTTTCTGGGTGAGTTTAAATTAACGCTATTTGATTTAGCTAATCCAACCCAAGTTTACGGTGAATTAATCGCACCAATTCAAGAGGAACTATATATTCATATTCTCGATTCTTTTGTAAAAACAGACGTTATTTAATTTTTTTTTTGCTTTTACCGTTTTTATACTTATATTTGTGCCAAAATAATAAAATATGGCCGAATACAAGATTTCCCTTGAAGAGATAGAAAAGTTTTTAAATGGGCACGATGATGAAAAATACATCGTGAATGTTGAGTATGATGCCGAAACTAATCTGATCCATAAGATTAAACAGGACCCAGAGAGGGGTAATTATGTTGAAACAGAGCCTCTGTTGGCTTTTATGTGGATTAAAAACCTTAACAAGATTAAGGAAATAGTTAATTTTTACGGAAATAGTGATTCAAAAATCAAAGCCGCTAGACAAAGATACGGCATTGAAATCAAATCTTTAGGTGGGGATCACCCTAAATTAATTGATGGTTATAAATATTTGGTAACTTGTAACCAGGGTCAAAAAAGAATGTTAGAGTTCTTTAGAGAGGGTGGTATTTTTGTCTATGATACTAGACATGATATTAAATCACATTTTTTGATGTTATCACCTGTTGAGCAGTATTTTATACACACTGGTAAAAGATTATTTAAAGGGTTTGAGGAGTATGATGAAATCCACAAATTCATATTTGACTTAGAGACAACAGGTTTAGATCCAGCAATCAACCGTATTTTTTTAATTGGTATCTACACTAACTTAGGTGTTAGAGAAATCATACCCATTGAAGATAATGATGAGTCTGAAAGACAAGGTATTATAAAATTCTTTGAGAAAATCAATGAGATTAAACCAACAATTATTGCTGGATATAATAGTGCAAACTTTGACTGGCCATTCTTCTTTAAAAGATGTGAAATTCTCGGGTTAAATATTCAGGATATTGCTATAACACTAAAAGTTGGTGAATTAATCAACAACAAAGATAGCATGTTAAAATTGGGTAATGAGGTTGAAAACTACACCCAAACTAATATGTTCGGTTACAGTGTGATTGACATTATCCACTCCGCTAGACGTGCCCAAGCTATCGATTCTAGTATGAAATCTGTTGGTTTGAAGTATGTTTGTAAGTACAACAAGATCGCTAAAAAGAATCGTGTTTACATTGTTGGCGATAAAATCGGTGATACTTGGTATTCTGAAAGCAAGTTTTATTTTGATGATAGAACGGGCGCATACGCTAAAACAAAACCCGCTTTAGAGTTTATGGATTACATTCGCAGAGAAGATATCCAAGCTAATCCAGATAAAGTTTTTGTTTTTGGTGATAACATGATAAGACAGGGACTTGGTGGCCAGGCTAAAGAAATGCGTGGTGAACCAAATGTTATTGGTATTGTAACTAAACATACACCAGAATCAAACCCAGAGTCTTATTTTAATGACAAAGATTTTGAGGATATTAAAAAACATATCGATGCCGATGTTAATCAAATAATCGAAAAGATTAAACAGGGTAAAACAATTGTCTTCCCTAAAATGGGTATTGGTACAGGTTTGGCTCAATTAGATATGCGAGCACCAAAAACATTCAAATACCTAGTTGGTTTATTACGTGCATTACGTGAATATATTAATACATTTCAAGAGGTTGATGGTAGATACATCGTTGAGCGTTACCTGATTGATGACTTATGGGAGACCATGGAAGTTGACGATGTTTATAATCAATCATCATTCTTGTTGGCTAAATTAGTACCAACAACATACCAAAGGGTATCAACTATGGGTACCGCTGGTTTGTGGAAACTACTGATGATGACATATTCATTTGAAAATGATTTGGCCATACCAGTATCTGATGTTAAAAGAGATTACACTGGTGGTTTATCGAGATTGTTTAAGGTCGGTTACTCAACGACTTTAAGAAAGATGGACTACAATTCACTTTACCCAGCTATTCAGTTGGCCCATGATGTATTCCCAGCTGTTGATGTTAACGGTGCGATGAAATCGATGTTAAAGTATTTCCACACTGAACGTTTTAAAGCCAAAAATTTGGCTAGTAAATACAAAAAAGAAGGTAACTATCAGTTAGCTGACAAATACAAACGTAAGCAGTTACCACTTAAGATCTTCATTAACTCAATGTTCGGTGCCTTGGGAGCACCTATGGCTTTCCAATGGGCTGAGATTGATGTCAGCGAACGTATTACATGTACGGCAAGGCAATACCTTAGACTCATGGTCACATTTTTCCTTAAACGAGGTTACACACCCTTGGTACTTGATACGGATGGTGTGAACTTCATGGCCCCTAAGAATGGTGAACCATTTACTTATGTAGGTAAAGGTTTTAATGATGAGGTTGAGGCTGGTAAAGAATATAAAGGTGTCAAAGCTGTTGTGGCTGAATTTAATGATACGTACATGCGTGGTGAAATGGGTCTTGGTTTGGATGGTATTTGGCCAGCAACCATAAACTTATCAAGAAAAAACTACGCTTTATTAGAAGATGATGGAACGATCAGTTTAACTGGTAACAGTATTAAATCAAAAGCTATGCCCGTTTATATCGAAGAATTTTTAGGTAAGGGTATGAAAATGTTATTAAATGGACATGGTTACGATTTCGTACAATATTACTATGAATATGCTGAAAAGGTGTGTAATAAGCAAATACCGTTATCTAAAATCGCCACAAAATCTAGGGTTAAGAAATCAATAAACGCTTACATAAATCGTGGTGGTGATAAAAACGGTAAACAATTGGCTAAACAAGCCCACATGGAATTAGCTATTAAACATAACCTAGATGTTAACCTTGGTGATACAATTTATTACGTTAATAACGGTAAAACTAAATCACACGGAGATGCCCAGGAAGATAAAAACGGTGAAATGTATGCTACATTAGTACCGAATGACATTATCGAAAACCAACCAGATTATATTGGTGAATACAATGTACCAAAATATTTGGAAGCTTTAAATAAAAAAGTTGAGCCTTTGTTAGTTGCTTTCCCACTTGAAGTTAGAGATAAAATCCTAATTAAAAAATCTGGTGAAAGAACAATGTTCTTAAAATCTGAGTTAGAATTAGTGAATGATCAACCAACAGATATTGAAGATCAGGATACTTTGGAAGAATTTTTTACACCGTCCCAAATGGAAAAAGAATTCTGGGCTAAAATGGATTATGAATCAGACTATTGGTTTTCTGACGAAATAACATTCAAAATACCTGGTTTAGATGAAGAATTTACAGTTTAGTTGAAATATTACCCAAATCACCGATATTTATAGTAAAATATTGGATGGAAACTAATAAAGACATAAACGAATTTATTGACGCAGATGGGGATATAATTACTGGTGATAAAAGACATATTGATTATGTTAACACCACTAAAAAAACAACTGATGCTACAATTTTAATGACCAGACAACCATTCGTCTTCCAAAATTATAGAAGATACTATGGTGAGTCTGTCTTACCTTTTAATAATGAGGCTGATTTGTGTAAAGAAAACCCTAAAAAATTCTATGAGTTTTTAGAAAAAAAGGGTATGGAACATACTTTTGAGGATTACTTTACTGAAGTAAAGCCAAGAAAAGATGTTAAACCAGTTATTGATCCAAAAGATAAATTAAAAGAGATTGCGAAAGAAAAAGCATTTAAAATGCTTGAAGATCTTCTTTCCAAGAAAAAAGATAGTGACTATCTTATATCTAAAGATATGCCAACAACTATCGAAGAAATCAAAGATAAAGAAAAATTACTTTTCGATAAATTCGATAAAATACTAGAATTTTTTAAAGAAAATTTAAGCGAGGGTGAGAAAAAGATATTATTATCTTATTTTGAAAATTCATTAAAAAATGGGTAAGAATTCAAAATTATATGAAGTAAACTCAAAACTTATCGGTATGTCTTATGATATACCAGATGAGATTTTAATTCATATTAAAAATACATTAGAAAAATTTAAAGATCATAAAACGGTTAAAGGTTACAAAAGAGCTAATTTTTTGGTGAATAACCCAAACCAGCCTTATGTTAATTTAGCTATGATCAAATCATATTTTGATAATGTAAATAAGGATGAGGTTAACCCAATTGAATACGCTTTAAATGGTGGCGATGTGTTAAATGTTTGGGTTCAGGATCTTATAAAAAGAGAAAAAGAAAGAGTTGAGGGTAGTAAAGTTGCGAGAACAAACGCTGGTATGAAAGGTCAATATAGAAAAGATTCCGAAGGTAATGATTTTGATACCAGTTTGGATGATAGAATTATGGATACCCCAGATATAATGTTTAATAGTGCATTATTAGAAGATATTAATAGAATAAAAAATTTAATAAATAAAATTTAATCATGGCTGACAATATTTTAAAAGTACCAGCATCAGAGCAATTAAGACAAATTGCTTTTGAAGAAAGAGAGGGTAAATTAATACCCGTTAACGAATATAAACCAAACGCTTTTGAGTATAGCGCAACAAACCCTAACGCACTTAGTGGTGACGCTAAAGGTAAAGGTGATATCGGTAACACTACTGATGTTGAAGAAAGATCAAAGTTAATTGCTGTTAATAATTATAAAGATAGTAACACATATCCAGATTCATCTGTAGTTTAATTTTTTCCATTTATGCTTATTATTGAACAAAACGAAAATGAAAAGTTGTCCTTATTACGTCAAGCGATTGAAAATAAGGTAGAAATTTCATTTTGGTATAGAGGTATCAAAGTTAGCGACCCTAAAAATAAAAAGTACACCAAACAAAACTGGAGATTTGCCCAACCAACCGATTTAGGTAAAAGCAAGGGTGATGGTAACAGATGGATGTTAAGGGCGTACCAAAAAAGCGGGGCTAGCAATACCAATAATAGAGCATGGAAGACATTTTTAGTGGATGAAATGAATAATATAACGCTTTTAGGTGGCGATGACAAGGCAGCTATATTAAGTAAGTATGGTTATTTTGATAAACCAGACGGGTCTGGATTCAACCTAAGCGGAGATAAAAAAATGGTTAATGATAAACCAGAAATTAAAATAGATATAAACAAAAAAAGACCAGAAAATAAACCAGAAGAAAAGCCAGTTGAACCTCAACCACAAGGACAACCTCAAGGACAAAATGTCCCAGAGACCCCAAATGATGAGGAGCCAATAACTGAACATAGTTCTGGATTCTTAAAATGGATTTATAATATATATGGATAATCAAGATAAAGCGGCTTTATTAGCACAAGGAATTGCTAAAGCTAGAATGGTAATGGAAAAAGTTGAAGCCAATACAGGTGGTAGAATGGCTCAGGATAGAGGTGTGTCATCTATGAACAGAGAAATGTACTCTGATAATTATGAGGAACGTGAACCAGAGTATTTATCAGAAGAACAAGTTGCGGCTAGAACAAGAAATGCCGCTGGTAACGTACCCAAAAACACTATGAGAAATTTAGCAACATCAAAAATGCCAAAAGAAATACTACAATCGTTTATGGAAAACCCAATTGTTGACCCAACGGTTCCAGTTGGAATGGATAGTTTAATGGAACATGTGGCTAAAACACAACCTAAAATGAAACAAATTGAAGAAATGGCTCAACCAAGACATACTCCGCAGGCACCACAAAATCAAGCGGTTACAATGGATAGAGAATTAATCGAATATATCATTAAAAAAACTGTTGAGACGGTTCTTGAAGAACAAGCTAAAAAAACCAGTATTGACGAAAATTTTCAAATTAAAATAGGAGATAAAATATTTGGTGGTAAATTAAATGTTTTAAAAGAAAGTAATAATAAAACAAATAAAAAGTAAAAACTATGAAAAAAGAACAATTATTAGGTGTTGTACGTCACGTATTAACATTTGTTGGTGGTATTTTAATCGCTAATGGTTTAGCCAACGAAGCTTTATCACAAGAGCTTGTTGGTGCAACAATAACTTTGATCGGTGGTATCTGGTCAATTGTAGAAAAAAACAAAAAATAAGATGAGTAACGTAGTTAAATTTTGTAAAAACAAATGTTGCCCAGTTATTGAAGTACAAGAAAATGCAATTGTATTAGGTGACAAAGAAGGCCCAGAAGGTATAACAACATGGACTAAAAACCAATTTGCTGACTTTGTTGAGGCGGCTAAAGAAGGTAAATTTGATGAGATCATCAATGAAAATTAATTGTTAAAAATTTTAACAAAAAACTAATGATGGGGAATTTGACATTCCCCATTTTTTTTGTATATTTGTGATATGGATAAGATAAAGATTGTAGTTATTGGAGAAAATTGTACTGATAAATTTATATATGGTAGTGTTACCAGATTATGCCCAGAGGCACCAGTACCAATATTAAACCCTTATAAAACAACAAAAAATCCTGGGATGGCTGGTAATGTTGTTGAAAATATTAAAGCGCTTAGAAAAGAATGTGATATCACATTTATTCATCAGGATACTAAGATCGTTAAAACAAGGTATGTTGACGAGCAAAGTAATCAAATGATTATTCGTGTTGATGAAGGTGAGAATGACGTAAACCCACTACAATTAACCCAGGAGTTAATTGATGAGTTATTATTAGCTGATATTGTGATTGTTAGTGATTACAATAAAGGTTTTTTAACAAATGAAATTTTAAGCAGTATTGGACATTACTCATCGTGCTCAATACTTGATAGTAAGAGAGTTATGTTACCAATATTTAAAGATTTTACTTTTATTAAATTAAATAAAAGCGAAAGATTACAACAAAAAGACGGTTTAATTGCCGATTTAAATATTATAACTACTTTGGGTAAAAAGGGTGCTGAATATAAGGGTAACGTTTACCCATCCCCAATGCCAAGAGATACTATTGATGTTAGTGGGGCTGGTGATACCTTTACAGCTTCATTTATTTTAAAATACCATGAAACTAAAGATATTAAGACAGCCATATATTTTGCTAACACCAAAGCGTCTGATGTTGTTAGTAGAAGAGGCGTTGTTGTACCGAAATAAATTTCATAATATGTTTTGATTTTTCCCTTATTTTTCCTATTATTATGGAAACATATTGAATTTATGAGCAAAATTAATATACTGGTACAACCAAATGACCGAGCTGGTTCAGGTAAATATAGATGCGTGGATCCTCACGTAACCTTACAGAATAACAATCCAGAGGATTTCTTTGTTGAGATTAACGAAAATGTTAATTTTAACGATGATAACTATTTGAAAAAATTTCAGTTATTCTTCTTTCATAGAGCACCTGGTGGAAATTACTTACAGGGTGTCGAGATTGTTAAAAAAATTAAATCATTTGGTGGTAAAGTTATCATTGACTTAGATGACCATTGGAATTTAGACCCATCACATGGTCTTTATCAAACTTCTAAAAAGAATGATATCCCATTCCACACAATTTCTATCATAAAAGAAGCTAATTTGGTAACAGTATCTACGCACTTGTTACAAAAAGAAGTACTTAGGTATAACAAAAACTGTGTTGTTTTAGCAAATGCCATAAACCCTAATGAAACTCAATTTAAACCACAGCCAAGTGAATCAAATCGACTTAGATTCGGCTGGCTTGGTGGTTCATCGCACATAAAAGATATTGAATTATTAAAAGGCGTACCCCAAAAATCAAATGAATATGGGGATAAAATGCAAATTGTTTTATGTGGATACGATACAAGGGGTAAAGTTAAAGCCATACACCCAGAAACTGGTCAGGTAATGGAAAGAGATATGCAACCAGTTGAAACAACCTGGTTTATGTATGAAGTCTTTTTGACGGATCATTTTAAAACAATCAAAGATCAGGAGTATATTAAACATTTATTAAAATTTGATCAAACATTGAATTATGATGATAAGTATATGCCGTATAGAAGAATTTGGACTAAGTCTATTGACACATACGCAAAGGGCTATAATGAATTTGATGTGGCATTAGCACCTTTAAATGATAGCCCATTCAACCTTTATAAGTCACAATTGAAAGTTATTGAAGCTGGATTCCATAAAAAAGCTATAATTGCACAGAATTATGGACCATATACAATTGATTTAGTTTCTGCAATAGAAAAGGGTGGTGGTTTTAATGACAACGGTAATTCTTTACTAGTTGAACCGAGTAAAAACCACAAACAATGGAGCCAACACATTAAGAGATTGATTGATAACCCAAATCTCGTTAAAGATCTTGGTGAAAAATTATATGAGTCTGTTAAAGATAAATACAATATCAACTATGTAACCAAATTGAGGGCTGAAATTTATAAAACATTAATATAATATGAACAATAAATTAGAAAATTTAGACATGGGTGAGTTTTTTGATGATGAAACAAAAAACGAATTGGATAGTATTCTAAAACAAACCCAACACCTGATGGGTGATTGGGATTACGATCCAGAAACAATGTTAATTAAACTAAAAGTTTCTTTTATAAATAAATCGGATAACCCAGATCCAACTTATGAAAAAGAAGGTGATAGTGGTTTTGACATAAGAGCTAATATAAACAAAACAATCGAAATTGAGCCTGGTCACAGGGCTTTAATTCCAACTGGTTTATATTTTGAAATACCTTTAGGCTATGAGCTACAAGTTAGATCTAGAAGTGGGTTGGCTTTAAAAAATGGTATTATGGTTTTAAATAGCCCTGGTACTGTTGATTCTGGTTATAGGGGTGAGGTTGGTGTTATATTGTATAATTCAGATAAATCAACACCTTTTTATGTACATAAAGGGGATAGAATTGCACAAGGTGTTATTTCAGCTGTACAAACAATGGGAAAAACAAAATTTATAAAAACGAATACACTATCAAGTAGTGATAGAGGTGCTGGTGGATTCGGTTCAACAGGTATTAATTAATGATAGTATTTAAAGATCAAATAAAAGCGTATAAATCAATCACACCTGATATATTAAATCAAATAGAATATAAAACTGTTTGGTCTGGTAAAAGAATACAGGTTGGTGATAAAGTTTTGTATGCTTTTGTTTACCCATTAAATTCAGAGGATTATAAACTAGCCACATTTCTTGAGCGTGAACTTGATGAGGTTAATCAACTATTCACGTATATCCAAACAATAAAAGGTATCATACCTGTTTTAAAATACAAAAGCGATAATCTTGAAAGGAGTTTAATCGTAGAGGAAGAAGATGATGGACTATAAAATTAGTGTTGTATTCTCAACCAGAAAAATAGACGAAAACTTTATTGATCATGTTAAAAAAACATGCATGTATAAAGGTGTTGAGGTTTTACCTTATGAGAATAATGGTGAATATTCTTTAACTGAGATATATAATAAGGGTTTGTCAGAGGCATCAAGCGACATTGTTGTTTTTTGTCATGATGATATCTTATTTGAGACAAAAAATTGGGGTGAGAAATTATTAAAAGCTTTCACCAAAAATCCAGAATATGGCATTCTTGGTGTTGCTGGTACAAACCATATGATTAGTGGTATGTGGTGGGAGATCAAAAATGCGATGCATGGTACTGTTAAACATACTGATGGTACTAAAGTTTGGACAAATAAGTATTCACAAAATTATGGTAATGATTTAAAAGAGATGGTTGTTGTTGACGGTTTATTTATTGCTGTTAACAAAAATATCATAAAACATAAATTTGATGAAAAATTTAACGGGTTTCATTTTTACGATTTGTCTTTTTGTTTTAAAAATCATTTAGATAATGTAAAAATAGGTTTAATCTCAAACATCCTAATACTACATAAATCAGTTGGTGCTGTTAACCAACAATGGGCTGAAAATAAAACTAAATTTGAGTCAATTTATTCTGATAAATTACCAATTTGTTTAAATAAAGAAAACAGTCATATCATCTTCGATAAAGACCTACCTAAAATAGACATGCATGTCCTTTGCTGGAACGAGGAAAAGATTATACCGTATTTTTTAAATCACTATGAGAATTTGGTTTCCAACATATTTGTTTATGATAATAAGTCAAATGATAACGGTACAAAGATTTTAAAAAAACACCCTAAAGTCACGATTATACCTTATGATACAAATGACCAGATTAGAGATGATGCTTACCTACAAATAAAAAATAACGCATGGAAAAACTCAATAGGTAAGGCTGATATTGTCATTGTATGTGATATGGATGAATTTTTATACAGTGATGATTTAAAGAAATCAATTATTGATTTTTACGAAAGCGATGCCACCCTCATTAAACCAACTGGTTATGATATGATTGTAAATGAGTTTGAGTTTAACTATAATGATAAGTTAACTAATCTTGTTAAAACTGGTTATAAAAACAATCTTTTTGATAAGATGGTTATGTTTAAAACAAAGGATATAACAGAAATAAATTATAATGGTGGTTGCCATGTCGCTGCACCAAGAGGCCCTAAGGTTAAACTATTCGAAAATAATTTTTTACTCCTACACTACAAACGACTTGGTTTAAAATATTTTTTAAATAAAATGTCGTCTTATAGAAAAAGGTTAAGCGAGTTTAATAAAAAGTATAAGCTTGGTTATGAATATGAATTTAATAACGATAAACACATTGAAGATTTTAATGACTCTTTGAGTAAAATATCCGATGTTATTTAATTTTTATAACTATTTAGATTAAAGTAATATTATATGGGTTTTTTTAGAATTAGAAAAAAAGTAAAAGATGATTATACCATAACGGAAGATCTCGTACAAGAAGAGAGATTAGTTGATCTACCAAAAATAACCATAAAAAAAAGTTATACGGATACAAATAAAGGTGAACCATACGTGAAAAAAACTTCAACAGTAGTTAGAAAAAATGAGGCCCCTGATGTAACAAAGTATTTTGAAAAAAAAGAATTTGTTGCAGATTACGCTTTTCCAGAAATAACAGAAAAATTTGGTATTATAGATAATATTAATAATATTGAACCTTTCCCTTTTAGACAAAGGAAATTGGCTGTTTTTCTTCACATGTTCTACCCAGACCTATGGGATACGCTAGACAGCTATTTGAGTAACATCGAATGTGAGTTTGACCTATATATAAACGCTGTGATGGATAAATATGATAATGATGTTATATACAAAATAGTTGATAAATACCCCAACGCAAAAATTATTAAAAATATTAATAAAGGTCGTGATATTGGTGGTTTAATAACCATGTCAAAATATATTATAAAAAATCAGTATGATTGTGTATATTTTATACACACAAAAAAGAGCCCGCATTTAAAAAGTGGGCACGTTTGGAGAAATGATATGTTAACTTCATTAATGGGTGACGAAAATAAAGTTAATAACCTTATTAAAGATATAAGGTATAATAATTTTGGTTTGGTAGTACCAGGTTTATATAAAACAAATTCCATGGGTAGTAATTATACTAATTTAAAAAAATTAATGCAATTATATGGAGTTGATTACGACTTAAATAAATTAGAATTTTCAGCTGGTACATTTTTTTTATGTAATGCAGAATTAATTGAAGAAATAGGTGCGTTAATGGATTTATCATATTTTGAAGATGGTTCTGATCTTGACGGGCAAATGGCCCACGCATTTGAAAGGTTTTTACCCATTTTAACAATAAAAAAATTACATAAAACAATTAAATATGTCTAAACCAAAAATTATTTGTTTCTATCTACCACAATTTCACCCTTTTGATGAAAATGATCAATTTTGGGGCCGTGGTTTTACTGAGTGGAATAATCTATATAGCGTAAAAAAATTTCATAAAAATCAAAAATTTATGAGAACATCATCTGAATTTGGTGATTATGATCTGAGAAGTTATACTGTTAGAAAAAGACACGCTGAGTTAGCCAAAGAGCATGGTATAGATGGGTTTTGTCTTTACCATTATTGGTTTTATGGTCACCCAGGTAATAAAGTTATGTATGAGGTTGCTGAGAGAATGCTTGAGGATGGTGAACCTAACATTAATTTTTGTTTTGAATGGGCAAACGAACCTTGGACAAGAACTTGGGATGGTATGGAAAAAAACTACCTAATAAAACAGGAATATGGTACTGAAAAAGATTGGACAGAACATTTTAATTATTTATTGAAATTTTTTAAACACAAAAATTATATAAAAGTTGATAATAAACCAATGTTTCTTGTTTATAGAATGGGTCACTTTAAAGAGTTTGATAAATTTAAAAAACATTTTGATAACTTAGCTAAGAAAGAGGGTTTTGATGGTATTATTTTTTCACAAACTTTAAACCATTTTAATGAAGATGGTAGTTATGAAGGTGTTAATAAAAATGCTGATGCATATATCGAGTACCACCCTATGTATGTAAATAGATTTTCTAAACCAGAACCAGAAAGTAATGATGATGTAACTATATTCTATGCACCTAAAAAATGGGAAGACATAACCAATCTTAAGAAACCAAAAGATGTTGGTGATAAACCATATATTCGTGGTTTTTATAGTGGTTGGGACTCATCCCCAAGGGCTAAAAACAGAGCATCAACAATTGATTTATACAACGACCCAAAAAACTTTGAGTTTTATTTAAAAAAACAGTTAAATAATGTTGTTGACGACAATAATGAACCTTATAATTACTTATTTATTTTTGCTTGGAATGAATGGGGTGAAGGTGCGGTAATTGAACCGAGTGATCTATATGGTAACCAATATTTGGTTGCGATAAAAAACGCATTAAATGGAATCTAATAAAGTCTGTATAATCGCATTAAAATATTTAGAAGATTATTGGGAATCAACGCAAAAAAATATTGTTGATTCTGGTTTACCTGTTATATATGTTGATAGGGAAGGTGTTGGCTCTATGACAAAAGCTTTTAACTCAGCAATACCAGAATTAAATATTATTTTTGGTGATAATTTACCTGAATATTTGTTTTTTGTAACAAATAATAATTTTACATTAGATGTTGTTAATAGATTAGTGGAATCGATGGATAACACAGGCTTTGCAGCAATTCACCCAACACATGATAGTGATCACCCATCACATATAAATAATAAATCTGGACAAGTTATTGAAACAAAGTATATTGAGTGGACATCACCAATTGTTAGAACTGACTTGTTTTTAAAATATCCTTTAAATGAAAATTATCATTATTGGTTTTTTGATTTGGTTTGGAGTTTTGAAATCAAAAAGCTTGGTTATAAAATTGGTGTCGATCATGGCGCTTTTGTTGATCACAGGTATCTTGTAAAAGATTTATCAAACCCAATATCCAAAAAAAGAAAAGAATTAAGAGACGCTAGAAATAGTTTTGAGTATCAAATATTAAATAAGGATTACGGCAATAATTGGCGATTAATCCTTATGTAAATAAATTTAAATGGAAGTAACAAAAATATTAATTGATTTTGATGGTGTCTTAACAGATGGTAAGATATATTATACACACAATGGTGAACAATTTAAAGGTACCAATACACGTGATGTTAGGGCTATTAGGGAATTAATATCATATGGTTATGATGTTATCATATTAACAGCAAGTAGCTGGCCAGGTTCGGAAACTTTTGCTAAAAAAACTGGATCAGAGATTGTTATATCAAAAGATAAAAAACTTTTTGCTGATCAACTAAACGAAAAATTTATTGCCGTTGGTGACGATGTTTGGGATCTTGGTTTAATAGAAAAATCAGAAAGATTCTTCGCACCAAAAGATTGTGATAGGGCGATTCGTTATAACAGTAATAAAATAGAAATACTTAACTGTAAAGGTGGTGAAGGCGTTATTGCTGAACTAGTATGGTTATTATGTAAATAAATAAATAAGAAAAAAAAATCTATGAACACAAACAAGACAAAAACATCTTCTAGAAGAACGAGAAAAAAATTAACACCTGAAGAGGAGTATGAAGCTTTTGAAGCTATTAACAAAGCGCACAGCGGTAACGTTCTTGATAAGATGAAAATTGACATCAAATGCAAAACACAAAATCAAAAAAAATTAGTGACTGAAATAAAAAACAAAGAAATGGTTATTTGTTCTGGGTTACCAGGTACTGGTAAAACATTCTTATCATGCGCCATGGCGTTAGAACTCCTTAAGAATGACCCAAGGTATAAAAAGATCGTTATCGTTAAATCTGTTACAACATTAAAAGACGAAGAAATTGGATTTTTAAAGGGTACGATGAAAGAAAAAATGGAACCATTTATGTACTCATTTATGCATAACTTTGAGAAGGTTATCGGAAGACACAATGTTGAGCTTTTAAGAGCCAATAATATGATTGAGGAGATGCCAATAGCTTACATGAGAGGTATTAACATCGACAATTCAATAACCATAATTGACGAGGCCCAAAACATTTCAATCGATAACATTAGAACAATTATGACTAGACTTGGCGAAAACTCTAAGATGATATTCTTGGGCGATGAAAACCAAATTGACATGAAAAGGAAGGGTGAAAGTTCATTAAACTTTATCATTCAAAAATTCAGTGACTTCGATGAGGTTGGTACAGTAGTTCTTGGTGAGGACGATGTTGTTAGAAACCCGCTGATCAAAAAAATCGAAAAAATATTTAACGAAAGTAAAATGTAGTCTTTATTTTAGGCCGAAACCCTATTATTTTTATATAAAAATAAACAATAGTATGGTAATAGGTATTACGATAAATAACATTTTAAGAGAACACATTAGTAAACTAAAGGATTTATATGAATTTGAGTTTGAAAAAGAACCCATTTTACCTATAAATCCTTTTGATTTATCCAAATCATTCCCAGATATTGAGGGTGAAATTGTTGACACTAATTTTGAGGTTGACAAAGAGTTAGAGTTATCTGAAAATAAGAAAGACACTTCTTTTAACTTAAGTAAATTCATGTATGAAGATGCGTGTTTTGAAGTATTTGGTAGAGTTGAAGAAAGTCAACCAGGTATCATTAAACAGGTATGTGATTTTTCTAACAAAAACAAAATCAAAATCGTGTTATTAAATAATGAAAGCCAAAGATCTAAATCAGCAACATTATTCTTCCTAAGTAAGAACTATTATAACCTAGAACAAATAATCTTCCCAAGCAAATGGAAAGATTTTTGGTCGTATTGTGATGTCTTAGTTACTGATAACCCTAAACTATTAAAAACCAAGCCAAAAGACAAAATATCGATAAAATACAAAAATGATTTTAATGTTGACATTAAATCAGATTATACTATAATTAACATTGAAGAATTATTTAAAATTTTAAAAAAATTAAAGAAAGAACAAAATGGAAAAAACTAACGAAATAGTTAAAAACATTGAATCGGCTATAAGTAAGATTCAAAACAAAGAACAAAAAATTGTTTTTTTGGTACCAGACACCAAGGGTAATGCTAAATCAAGTGTTATCCATCTGTATAAACAAGCGTTAACACTTAAAAATTTAGGTTATAACGTTAGTATGTTACACGAAAAAAACGACTACATTAAAGTTGGTTCATGGTTGACGCCAGAATGTGATGAGTTAGAACACTTATCAATTGAAGATAATAACTTAGTTGTCGGGGCTTCTGATTTTATCATCGTACCAGAAGTATATGGTAGTGTATTTGAACAAATTAATAAAATGCCATTAGAAAAGGTTATTTACGTACAATCATTTGATTACATGCTTGAGGCTTTTGCCCCAGGTAAATCATGGGTTGACTTAGGTGCTGAAGAATGTATCACAACATCAAACACACTTAAATCAATGATTGAGGATACAGTTCCAGTTGAGGATGTTCAATTCATTGAACCAGCGGTTTCAAGTGAAATTTTCACTTTAAATGATAAACCACAAAAACCGATTATTGCTATCTATTGTCGTGAGGCTAGAAAAGCCGCAAAAATGATCAAATCATTCTACTTGAAATACCCTATCTACAGATTTGTGTCTTTTAAAGACATGCATACAATGCCACAAGACACTTTCGCTAAAAACTTAAAAGAATGTTGCGTGTCTGTTTGGATTGACGATGATTCATCATTTGGTAGATACCCAATCGAATCTATTAAGTGTAATGTACCTGTAATCGGTAAAGTACCTAACATTATCCCAGAGTGGATGACAGATGAAAATGGTGTATGGGTTTATGATGAAAATCAAATCCCTGAAATCTTATCAAGCTTTATTAAAAATTGGTTGGAAGACACTTTACCAGAAAATTTATTGAATGTAGCGAAAACCGTTGAAGGTAAATACACTGAAGAGGGTTTTGAAAAAAACACCAAAGAGGTTTATGAATACCTATTCAATAAAAAAGTGTCAAAATTAGAAACAATAAAAGAAAATTTTAAAAAGGAAGTGGAACAAAATGAACAAAACTAATTTAACCGTTATAATCCCAGTTCACTCGGTTAGTGATATTGGAAACCAAAAATTTGACGATCTTTTTGACATCGCACTATCGTCAATTAGTAGAAATGACATTAAACCAGAAAAGGTTTTAATCGTTAGATGCAATTGTATTGAAGTTGATGCTAAATTATCATCAATGGATTTATCAAAATACGACTTAAACATTGAAATTATTGCTAATGATGGTGATACTGATTACCAAAGTCAAATAAACTTTGCGGCTCAGAATGTTGAGACTGAATACATGTCAATTTTGGAGTTTGATGATGAAGTATCAAAAACTTGGTACAAGAACGTTGAGCAGCATATCCAGGCTTACCCAGAGGTAGATATGTTCCTTCCGATAATTAATGACGTATCTGAGGATAATAAATTTATCGGTCTTTCAAACGAAGCTGTATGGGCCTATAATTTTACAGAAACTATGGGTAACATAGATTTGGAATCTTTGTTGGAATACCCAAACATTAGCCCTTGTGGTATGGTAATTAAAACAGCCGTATTTAATGAAATTAAAGGTTTAAAACAAATCAAGTTAACATTTAATTATGAATTCTTATTACGTTTCCACAAAAACGGTTACAAGTCAATGGTAATCCCAAAAATTGGGTACAAACACGTGAATATGAGACAGGAATCATTATTCTGGTTATACAAAAATAGTGAAGCTGTTGAGTATAAGATGGAACCTAAACAAGCTTTATTTTGGATGGAAACAGCGAAGAAAGAATATTTGTTTAACGATGATAGGAATATAATATATGAGGAAAATGAAGTTAGTGAGTAATGGCAAGACAGAAAAAAGATCGCAACTATTATGGTGTAGACCAGGAAAAAGCGGTGATCATGTTTCTGGAAGCCAAAACGGTTGGTGAGCGAGAAAAAATTTATAGAGAGTACTTACAAGAACCTATCAATACAATGATAGAAAGTATTATTAGGACTTATAAATTATATAGACAATCATACGAATTCCACGATTTACATGCAGACACGCTGTCATTCTTGATGACAAAATTTGACAAATTTAAGCCCGAAAAAGGTAAAAGATCATTTTCATACTTTGGTACGATATGTAAAAATTACCTTTTTGGGGAAATGGTCAAAGAATATAAAAAAAACACGTCACTGGTTGATATAGATCAATCTGAAGGTGATGTATTAAGGAGAGATGAACTACTATATCGTATTGATAATGAGGATCTTGACCTTACACTTTTTATCGAAACATTAGCCACTAACATAAAAGATGAGCTAAAATCTGATGATTTATCGGAAAACGAATTTAAGGTTGGCCATTCATTAGTAAAAATACTAGAGGAATGGCGTGAATTATTTTCCCAGGTCAGTGATGGTAAAAACTCACCCAAATTCAATAAAAACTTGATATTACTATATATTCGTAATATGACTGGCTTAAATACGAAGGAAATCAGGAATAGTATGAAAAGATTTAAGTCTTTATATCGTATTTTTAAGGATAATTATTTAGATGGTTGATATTTATATTAAATAACATTTACTATGGTACCAAAAAAGAAAAAAGTTGACGTTTCAGAGGATAGTATGAAAGAACTCATGCAAGAAACTTATAATGAAATTGTTGATGAAAGAAATAGGGCTTTAACAGCCTATAAAAAATTTACAAAAGATATTAATGAAAATTCTGATATCGCTTTGGTTGGTAAGATTACAAATGACTTATTAAAAATAATAGATTCATCTATCGAAAAAAAACTAAGGTTAATAAAAATTCAAGGTGACATTCTTTATAAGTCTGGTAAACCGTCTGATTCCGCTAGTATTGGTAATATGACAATTACCGATGAAGATAGAAAATGGGCTGAAGATTTTATTAAAAAACAAGCTACCTCAAGTGAATCGGATACGAATGAAAAAGAGTATGAATAATAATGGGTTCACAAAGCGAAATATTTTCAAGATATAGATCACTAGTGGTTTCTAATAATCAGAAACCATATGCTACTAATGCACAAAAAAAACTAGACAAATTAGAGTTCGTTGACTTCTTAGTTGAGTTAGTAAAATCAACCAGAGGTCAAAAAGAATTTAAAAGTTTAATACTAAAAGGTAGTTTATCTCAATTAAAAAAATTTGATGATATCAACAAGGTTATTGTTGATAACATTATTGCTTTATTTGGGTGTGACGATAATTTAGTTATACCACAAAAATACACAACTTTAGCCGCTGGGGGTATAGAAATTAATAAACAAGAGATTGATTCTTTTGGTTTATTAAATATCGACCCAGATAGTAAGACTGGTAAATTGATGTATGAAGGTAACGACATCACCAAACACGTAAATTACTTTTTTAGTAAATCACAAAACGCTATAAGTGACGCTCCACTAGAACTTAAAAAAGGTAATAGAGTTTTATTTACTTTATACGCAAAAGATTCATCAACATTTGTTTTTAAATTCGGTGAGTTTTATTCTAAAAAATTATTTTCAGATTTTTTAAAGGATTATTTAACCGTAGCAACACCAGTATTTAATTTCCCCAATTTTATGGCCATATTAATGGATATATTAACTGGGGCTTTATCTGTTAAAGCTAAATTAAATAAAAAGATTATAGTAAAACAAAGCGCCTTAATTAAAGGTTTAAAGAAAATGTTTGGGTTTTGTAATGAGGATGATACAGAAAAACCAGACTCATCAAATAAATCATTTTTAGATAAAGAATTTAATCCAGCTGACGCTCAAAGAAATGGTGAGGATAGCGGTATTTTAAATAATGATGCGGATTTTGATAACGTGTTTAATTTTAATAAAACCGAACTTGACGATATCGAAAATACTGGTAATCTAAGGGCAAATGGGTTTTTAAGGTTCTCATCTTGTGGTAATCTTGATGTGGCTATAAACCCAGATGACATTTTAAACTCATTAGAGGAATTGTTTAATAATAGTCAGGGTGATAAATTACTATTTCCAGGTGAAAACCCGCAAGATGTGACGCCACAAGCAAATGACTCCTTGACCGATAATTCTAAAAAAATACCTAATCTCGATCAAGCGTCCGATGTATTGGATAAAGCCTTAAAAAACGGTATTAATGATATTGTAAATTCAGGTGAAATTAACGCAGCGATTAATTTACCTAATATTAACGCTGAAATTCAATTAAATATATTAAAAGCTATCCCTTATGCGTTAATGCAAATGATAATAACACCAAAATTAATGATGGTCCCTAAATTGTTTTTAGTGTTAAAGGGTGATGATAGTAAAAAATCACCAGAAGAAATGATTTCTTTTGTAAGACCATTGATTAAAAAAATTGGTAGTTTTATAACGGATTTATTGGTTAAAAATATATTTAACTTAATAAAAAAAGATTTAATTGGTTTGGCTAAAAAAATAAGTGCTGATTTCTTAAAACAAAGAGGTCTTGATTACATATCATCATTAAAAAGTTTATTAGCTCTTTTAAAGGCTTTAAAAGGTTTCAAAGTGGGTGGCTGCCAATCAATAATAGAACAAATACTTCGCTTATTAAAATTATTGAATGTAACACCTATGCCACTTATACCACCACCATTAGTTTTATTGGGTGGTGCCTTAAAACCAGGGTTAAACCACGTATCAATGATAAATGATCTTAAATCTAATTTAAGTGAAAAGGGTATTGAGACAGCTGCAACATTCCCAGACGGGACACCAAATCATCTTATGATCGCTTTGGAAGAAACGATGAAAGTTATGGTTTCAAGCATAAAAACAAACGCAAAGGTTGAGGTAACAACAACAGGAGTTGGTCTTACAACAGGCTTTGGACAAATACAGTAAATATGAATAACCCAAAATTAAAAGAAATTTTTGAAAACGTTGAGAAAAAATCTAATAAAGATTTAGCAAGATTATTAGTTGCTTTAAAAAATGATTTTGAAGATGTTAAAGAAACTGCTCTAAGGTTAACAGCTACAATGGAAGAGGTTGAAATGACCTACGATAAAGTTTATAATGAATTAAAAGAAAGGTTAAAATTCGAAGATAAAAATGAAGGCTGAATTTAGTTTAGGTATTTGTTTCAACAATGGTGATCCGTTAAACCACGGAAGAATTCTCGTTGCCCCATATGAAGAATATAAAGGACATGTTTCTTATGTTTCAATTGAAAACGCCATTGATCGAATCAATATCAGTTCTACTAAATATGAAAAATGGTCTGATAGGGGTATATCCAACACTAAAACTAGTGACCCGTATGTTGCAACACCATTTTTACCTAATCAATTATCGATAATACCAAAACCTGGCCAAGTTGTTAGATTAATTAAATTTGATGATGGTTCGATAAATTATATTGGGCCAATAACACAAAACCCTCTAACATTAAACACAACATATTTTGAGGAAAATAGTAGAAGAAAATTTCCAGTATCTGATGATATATCAAATAGCATCAATGATGCGGTTTTTTCTGGTTATAATAATGAACAAGTTTCGCTTGGTAACGATAGGATCTTACTAAGATTAGATCACCTATCTAACAGAACCAGAAAAAAAACATACCCAATATTCCAATTATCTAAATTTACAAAAACAATAAATTATGCGGTTAAAGATGTTACTGAAACTGTTAAACCAGATGTTTTTTTAGACTATATTATTGAAATAACTTTTGACTACAGTAGAAAAGAAAATTTTGAAAGTAAAAATATCGTGTGTAGTGTAAATCTATATAACACTTTAGAGGTTGTAACTACTAAACAAAGCAACCAATCTAATGTTGTTAAAGGTTTAATGAAGAAAGATTATAGCAGGTTCCAAGATTACACATCTGGTGCAAACTATAACCAATATACTGTTAACCATACCTTAGAGTTTAATGATGTTGAATCAATGGACAAAGCTATTGAAGAAATTATATCATCATATAGGACCAAAAAAATTAAATACTATAATCCACAATTAATAGGTACCCAAAAAATTGAAACACAGTTTAATACGATTACATTAAGCAATAGGATACCTTTTAGGGCCAATAATGCTGGTGCTAACCACGACACACCAGATGAAGTTGCTGATTTAAAAAACTTTGTTGTTAGGATAAACCCAAATAGTAGGGATTTATACACAAAACCTAGTGCTGATTTACAAAACAAACTCAATATACCAGCAACGCAACCAACTGATAACACAACACTTAACTATATTAGGTTTACTGAATTTAATAAATTCATAACTAAAATTAAAAAATATAATAACGAAAGATTTTTAGGTGACCAAGAATTACAATCACCTGTTACAACAACAAGTAAAAAAACTCAAGAGAGTTTAACTGATAAAGAAGTTACTGTAAACGTTAATTACGCTGATAAATTTTTATTTTTAAGTAGTATTAACTCAAGAGACTACCTAGAAAATGCTAGAGAAGGTATGAGTAATGAAACTATTTCAAAATTTTTATCAAATTTATCTGTGGATGATTCGGGTAGAACTTACCAAACTTACGGGTTTGTTAGGGGTGAAAAAATTCTTGAACTTTTAGATCAAATTTTAGCTGTTTTCTTATCCCACGGGCATTCCATCGGACAATCTGAAGGGTCTTTAAGTAATAATGCCGTTGAATTAATTAAAAATTTAAGAGGTGATATTGCGCAAGAAATAAACGGAAACACAACAAATTCAACAACAAAGATAATTAACCATAACTTACGTCTTAATTAAAATATTTATTACTATGGGTATATACAGAACATATTTTGATAAAAACAACACAATCGTTAAAGATAGTGATGTTAATACTGGCAGAAATCAAGTGTCAGAGCTATATTTTGGTAATCTCATCAGTAGGTTTTTGTTTTATTGCTCATTTGATGAAATCAGAAATCTTGTCGATTCTGGTGTTATCAATTTAAACGGAAACGTAAGACATATATTAACTATTAAGAATACTAGTAGTTTTGATATTAAGGATATATTAACTATAGATAATAATTTAAGATTCGGTGATTACTATAGACCAACATCTTTTGATGTTGAGTTACATGGTGTTAACCAACTTTGGGACGAGGGTAATGGGTATGATTTTGTCACTGGTATAAGAACTTTCCCACAAAACATTGAGTATGTTTTAGGGCCATCAAATTGGACTAAAGCTACAAATACGACTAATTTTACCACATCTGGTGTTGTACCTAACGGAGCTACACCAATAGCAACTCAACATCTGGATTTAGGTAATGAGGATATTAAAATGGATATAACAAACTTTGTTAATTCAATTATAAGCGGAGCTACAAGTGGTACAACCTATAACGGTTTCTGCTTAAAGTATTCAGATGCTATTGAAGCTTTAACATTCCCTGATAATAGAACTTGCGCTCTTGGTTTATTCACAAGACACACACAAACATTTTTTGAACCGTACATTGAGACAATATATGATGATCATATTGACGATGAAAGAGTTACATTCTATTTAGGTAAAGAAAATAAATTGTTTTTTTATTCGGTTATCAACGGTAAACTAGAGAATCTAGACCAATTACCTACTTGTACTATTAACGGTACAACATATACAGTTAACCAAAAAACAAAAGGTGTTTATTACGTGACTGTTGATGGTGATGAGTCAACCTTTGTTAGTTACACAGAATATAACGACATTTGGAGTGACATTATTTATAATGGGAATGCTAGACCTAACGTTAAATTAAGATTTGTCCCAATTGACGCTGATAAGTACTATAACTTTAATATAGATGCTTTGGATGATACCAGATATGGTTTATCTTTGAGTGGTATAAAAGTTGGTGAGGGTTTACAACAAGGTGAGCAAAGAAAAGTTAATATCCTTTTAAGAAAACCTTATACTGTTTCAGAATACTACGTTAGTAATAGTGTTTACTACAAGTTATATGTTAAACAAGGCCCAGCTGTTATTGATATTTTTGATTGGCAGTTGGCAAATAAAGCGTTAAATAATAATTATTTCACAATTGATACAACCTGGTTGGTACCACAAAGATATTTTGTTGACATTAAAATTGAAACAAACGGTGAGGTAACGTTACACAGTAACGAATTACATTTTGACGTTGTGAATAAAGCTTAAGATATGTATTTAATTTATATAAACCCACTTAATAAAAATTTTAAAGGTCAGTACACCTACGAGTTTATCTTTACAAAACGTTTGGATAACGTTGAGTATGGTGATGACTGGGATGTCCAACCAGCGTCAAGCGGATCACCAACACCACCAAATGTTAAACAAATCGAATCAATTGGTATGTTAAAATCAGACGATATTGAATTAGATCTTGCAATGAACTCAGATACATTTTCAATGTATGACTGTGTTGAAGGTATTATTGCACTTGGTTGGGAATCAGAATCACCTGAAATTGATGATAGATTAGTGTTCAGATATGGGGAAACCATTGAATCAATAAAAGAAAAAATATACAGTAGAGATAAACTACTAACAATAATAAATAAAGAAGAAATAGATAAATTCTAATGGAAAACATGGAAACAAATAACAATGATGATGTAATGGGTAAAGCAGCTGCCTCAGCAATTGAAAACCCAGAGGGTATGGTGCAAAGTTTAGATAATTTAAAAAACACATTACAACAACTTGCGGATAAAGCAAAAGAAGTAAAAGCTACTGCTGGTGTAGAAGAAACTGGTGGTCAGGTTAAAGAAGATTCAGCAAAATCTTGGACTATGGAAGATACTATTGACGAGTTGATGTCTAAAATTGTGATGGGTCATACTTATTACGATGAACCATGGAATGAGAGAAACAGACCAAAACTTAGCGGTGCTAGGTATAATATTAATGATGAATCTGGTGATACCGTTAAAGCAAATGCATCTGAAGACGATGTTATTGAGTACGCTAATACTGTTTATCACTATGATATGGCTGACAATGAAGCTGAAGAATTTAAAACCTTCCAAGACGCTAAAAACGCCTTAGAAAATGAGGGTAATTTTATGGTTATTAATGTTGATGACACAAAACAGATGAGTTTATTCCCATCTGAAAAGAAACAACCTGAAGAAAAACCAAATACTGTCATAAGTAAAATGGATGATTCAGAATACCAAAGACTACTTAGTATGATTAACAACCCTTTTGTTCGTAACAAGATTGATGCTACGGTACAAATGTTAAGGGTTAATAAACAAAAAGAAGCGTATAGTCAATTAAGAAATTTATTGGATTCACTAAAAGAATCTAAAGAAAATTTGGTTGGTTCAGAAACATTTCGTATTATTGCAGAGTCAGAAAAACCAAAATTGACGAAATCGGATATTTTGGAATTTGTTAAACAACGCAAAAAATAAATTTTAAATATGAAAAATAACCAACTAAGCCCAACTGAAAATCCAGTTGAAACTCCTGTAAAGACACCTAGTCCAGTTAAGGATCCATCAAAAATTGATATCCCCAAACCAAAGGCTGATCCAAAACCAAAAGCATAAAAATTTGGTTGTTTAAAAACTTTTACCTATATTTGCCTTGTTAATTATAAACAAGGCATTTTTTTTATGAGAAAATCAGGACTACAATTGGGTGATTACCCAAACTACATCGCTAAATCAACAGTTGATAAACTATCTAAGCGAACCCATCCATTGGCTAAAATGCCATACTACGATCAATCTACTCACCCAGAAACTTGGAGAGAGGAGATTATAGCATCTGACCGTTATAAAGAATTGGTTGATTCTTATTGTAACACATTTGGTATGGATAAATCCCAATTAAATCCGATGGAAGTTATGATTTCCGCTAGTTCTGCTAATTATATTGCAGTTAATAAAGAAAGTGGTAAAAGACCAAGACTTTGTTCATTGGCTGAAAAAATTATCAGAGAAGAATGGTTCCTTGGTAAGGATGAGGTTATTTTTGATCTTGAAATATTAGAACCAGGTAACATTAAATTACCTGAAAATATGAGTATGGAATCACCTTTAACCGAGGAAGAAAAGGAAGAACTTGAAAATGAAATGGAAGATGAGATTGTAAAGAGAAGGACAATTAATGCACTTGCGCAAGGTGCCTCATTAAGGGGTCATTACCTATTCCATTTATACCGTACTGAAATTGAAGAAATTGTACCAGATATAACAAGTTATTATCAAAAAGCGTTAATTGCTAATGACTTATTTTATTATTTGATTAGTGATGAGATGTTTCAACAACAAATTGAGAGCGATGATTCTAATAACGCAGGTTACGTTAAGCTTGACTTTAGCGGAGAAACACCTAAAATTATAGCAAAAGCGATTAATTTACCGATATTAATCCATGAAATGATAAAAGGTATTATTTCTCTACTATCTGTAGCTGGTTTACCAGAAAAAGATGCGGATAAAGTGATTGATTATGCTGATACTATCATTGCTGAGTTATGGGATATTCGTTTATTTCCTATTATATGGGGTAATTTTCACGCTTTAATTGATGAGGAAGATTATGACATTAAGAAGTTAATCTTAATGGATCTCTTTAAAAGAGATGCTGAGGATTTTATTAATTTCATGTCATTGTTGGAACATCGACCTGATTACGCAAAAAAAGAGATAAAAGACATCGTCAAAGAAAAACGAATGGAAATTATGGAATATAATTTTGTTAAAGATGACCTTGACAATCTTGATTTAAGCGCTTTAGGACTATAATAAACTATTTATATGGAAACAATAGGCCTTGGCAAAACAAATTACAGATAAAAAAGAATTACTTTTAGAGTTCGCAAGATGCTCTCAAGACCCTTGTTATGTTATAGAAAGTTATTTCGAAACTTTTGATAAAACAAGAGAGGGGTATGTACCTTTTGAACTTTTTGATGGCCAAAGAACTTTAGTTTCTAACTATAGAAAACATAGATTTAATTTAGTTCTAAAATATCGTCAGGCTGGTATCTCAACGGTAACAGCCGCATATTCTGCTGTACTCACAGCTTTCGCTAGTCCAGACAGACCTGAGAAAGTATTGATTCTTGCCAACAAGCAAGAAACAGCGATTGAGTTCCAAAACAAAATCATTAACTTCATTAAACAATTACCTGATTGGGTAAATGTAACATTTGATAAATCATCGCAAAAACACGTTAGATTATCTAATGGTTCTGAAATTAAAGCCGTTGCAACATCTCAGGATGCCTTGCGTGGTTATACACCTACGGTCTTATTAATTGACGAGGCTGCGTTCGTTGAAGGTGGTCAAGAGTTATGGACAGCGTGTTTGGCCTCAATTGGTACTGGTGGTAAAGCTGTATTAATTTCAACACCTAACGGATTAGATCCAATCTATTACGCCTCATATGAGGGTGCAATTAAAGGTGATAATAGTTTCTGTGTTACTCACTTAAAATGGTGGCAAGATCCACGATTCAACAAAGATTTACGTTTAATTAAAACTAAAGATATTGTTGACTGGATTCAAAAACCAAATACTGAAAAACACGAAGAAATTATTGAATCGGTTATTGATTTACACCCAGATGTTATAGCTAAATTTATCGCAGATGGTTATAAACCACACTCCACATGGTATGAAAACATGTGTAGGGATATGAACTTTAACAAACGTATGATTAACCAGGAGTTGGAATGTGCGTTTATTGGATCTGGTGATAACGTAATTGAAGGTGAGGTTATTAGAAAACAAGAACAAGAAAATGTTAGAGTTCCTGAGGTTAAAGATAAAGCTTGGGACAGTAACCTATGGATATGGCAATTACCACAAAAGGGTCATAGATACATATTAGCCCTTGACGTATCCAGAGGTGACTCTGAAGATGCTACGGGTATGTGTATTATTGATTACGATACTTTTGAGCAGGTTTTAGAGTATCATGGTAAAGTTCCACCAGATGTAGCCGCTTTAATTGTAGACCAATACGGTAGAATGTATGACGCATTGTCAACATTTGATATTACAGGTGGTATGGGTATAGCCTCAACACAAAAACTAAAAGAATTGGGTTACCCTAAAAAATTATTACATTATGATAATGATGGTGATAGTAACAGCATGTATTACATGCCAGATGAAAACGCTATACCAGGTATTAATTTTGCATCTAAAAACAGAAGGAGTCAAATTGTGGCTGCTTTAGAAGAAGCTGTTGCTAGAGGTGGTTTTAAAATACGCAGCGAAAGATTGACAGCTGAGTTAAAAAAATTCGTTTATAAAAACGGTAAACCAGACCACATGAAAGGTTCACACGATGACCTTATTATGGCCCTTGGTATGTGTCTATTTGTGGCTAACACATCATTTAAAAGGTTACAAGAATCTGATAATATGACCAGAGCTATGTTAGACAGTTGGAAAATAACAACTAATAACACAAAAACAGATGCAGACTATTTATTAAAAGACGTAACTAGCTCACCAAATCCTGATAAATCATATTATAATTCTGATGAATTTGCTACGAATAATAATATGATGAACACCAGGGAATTTTCTTGGCTTTTTGGCGTTATGAAACCTAAACCTAATAATAATTAAAACAATTAAACAAAATGGCAAATATAATTAAACAAGCTAGAAGTACTGGACCAGGGTCCACATCAATCATTAGAAAAGTAGACCCAAAAAATTTAGACAGAAGAGATGGTAGAGCATTGCAAAGAAATATTGATGCAATTAAATGCTCACCAGAATCAGATGGTACAACAACATATGTACAAAAAAAAGAATGGGTCGAAGCTGTTGAAAATTACAACTTCCCACCATATGTAGATTGTGAATACGTAAATTAAAAATATATGGCAGATAATAGATTAACAATATTTCAAAGATTAAATAAAGTTCTCGGCAATGAAGTCGATGGGCCAAAATACGTCATTGACCCTAGTTCATTCAATGGGTTAAGTGGTGATGATTTGGAACAAAAAAAGTTAGAGGCGCAACAAACGCTATATCTACAAAATCAGTGGAAAAAAATTGATAATGAACTTTATCAAAAAGCCGTTTACTATGAACCAACAAGAATTGCGTCATATTATGATTATGAAGCCATGGAATATACTCCAGAAATTTCTGTTGCGTTGGATATTTTTGCTGAGGAAGCAACAACTGCAAATGAAAACGGTAAAGTTTTAACAATTTATTCTGATAGCACAAGAATTAAAAAAGAGTTAACGGATTTATTCGAAAATGTTTTGGATATTAACGCTAACCTTACGTCTTGGGCTAGAAACGTATGTAAATACGGTGATAACTTTGTCTATAACAAGATTGTACCTAACCAAGGTATTGTTGGCGTAACCCAATTACCTAATATTGAGATGACCAGATCTGAACCAGGTTTTTCAAAGGTTACAAGTTTGGATGATCAACAAAAAGAAAAAAACATTAAATTTTTCTGGAAAGATAAAAACGTTGAGTTTAACTCATTTGAAATTTCTCACTTTAGATTACTTGGTGACGATAGGAGATTACCGTATGGTACCTCTATGCTTGAAAAAGTAAGAAGGATTTGGAAACAATTATTGTTATCTGAAGATGCTATGTTAGTTTACCGTGTAACCAGAGCACCAGAAAGACGTGTTTATAAAGTATTCGTTGGTAATATGGATGATAAAGATGTTGATGCTTATGTTGACAAGATCGCCAATAACTTTAAAAGGGTTAATATGGTTAATAAAGATAATGGTAATCAGGATACACGTTATAACGCATTAGCTGTTGATCAGGACTATTTTATCCCTGTTAGGGATCCAAGCCTTGCGATGCCAATTGAGACGCTTCCTGGGGCTCAAAACCTATCAGAAATAGCCGATATCGAATACATTCAAAAGAAAATGCTTGCCGCTCTTAGAGTACCTAAAGCTTTTATTGGTTTTGAAGAAACAACTGGTGATGGTAAAAACTTGGCCATCCTTGATGTTCGTTTTGCAAGAGCCGTACATAGAATACAAAAAGCTCTTATCCAAGAGTTAAATAAAATGGCTATTATCCATTTATATACCAAAGGTTTTACAGATGACCTAGAAAACTTTACATTAACATTAACAAGCCCATCCACACAAGCTGAAATGCTTAAAATCCAAAACTGGAAAGAGAAGGTTACGTTATATCGTGATGCGGTTTCTGATGCTGGTAATGGATTCTCAGCTATGTCAATGACTTATGCTAAGAAAGAGATCTTAAACATGAGTGATGATGAGATTAAACTTGATATCCAAAGACAAGCTGTTGAAAAAGCTGGTGGTGAGGAAATTAAAGCTCTTGGAGAAACCATTAAACAAACAGGTATATTCAGAGATATTTACAAAATTTACAAAATCGACCCTAATAACATGACACTTGGTGCTACTGGTGGAACTGGTTCAGACGCTGCTGCTATGGGTGGTGGTGGTGGATCCATGGGCGGTGGTATGACGGAACCTGCTGGTGGTACAGACTTTACAGCACCTTTAGAAGTTCCAGGAGCTGAGGCTGGTGCTGAAATACCTGGTGCGGAAACCCCAGAAGCTGGTGCCGAAACAGAGGCTAGTACGGAAATACCTGGTACTGAAGAACCTTTAGCTGAGATAACTAAAAGAAAATTAGATGCTAAGAATAAATTAATCAATGAGGCGCTCAAAAAAACAATTGATGAAATTGACGATTTATTGGTATAATAAAAAAATAACTGATATTTATATAAAAAATTAAACAAATGTTTGGACAATTAAAAGAAAGTATTCTTTCAGATTTAGAAAAAACATACCAAGAAAAAGGTGAAAAAGATTTTAAGAAATCTTTTGCTAAGTATGTTAAAGTATTAAAAGAAAATAACGTATTAAGAGAGTTTAATGAGGTTTATAACTTATTGAACACAATGAAATTTGAAAACGAAGAAATTGCAAAAGAATTCGTTGAAGAATCAATAATACATTTAAAATCTTTTGATTTAACAAAAGTTGATGCTTTAAAAAGTTTAACTGAAAACGTTACTATTGTTAATAACACAATTAACGAAAGTATCGACCAGCTTATTTTTAATAAAAAAATATCTTTAGTTGATAAAGTTAAACATAAAACAAATTTGGTTAAACACTTAACTAGAGTTGATGAAAATGTTGTATCGTTAAAAGAATCAATCGATAAGATTAATGAAAGTTTAGCGGATAAAATCTCAAAATTAAATGAGGAACAAGTAAAGGTTTTAAATTTATTTGCTGAAAATGATGAATCGGCTATTAATGAATATTACACAACATTAATTGAAAGCACACAAGGTGTGGTTGAAGAGACTATCAATAAAGCTGATGACATTATTGTTGTTAAGAAATTATTAGAGGTTAGATCAAAGTTAAATGAGATGAAAAATCAAAAACCATCGCTAGATGTCATTGATAACGTACTTGATTTAAAGAAAAGTTTCGAATAAAACAAAATTACTTATAAAAAGTAAAGCCAGGGTAGCGAATCCTGGCTTTTTTTTGTTCCATAACTGGAACGGTCCTAAAACACCGCTTATAGCGGAATATCTTATTTGGTTTCCTCAACCGCAGTATCTTCAGTAGCAGCTGACGCCTCAGCATTTGATTTCGCTATTGATACTTTGTGACCAGTATAGTTTTTATAACCAATTAAAGCGGCCCCAATCATGGTAAAAGCCACCGCCTGGTTAATTACGTCCATACTTTTGTCAATGAACATTTTATCAATCACCCCTAATAAGAATGATAAACAGCCAATCATTACGATTATAAAGCCTGATGTTGATGTTACAGATGTTTTTCCGTCTGGGTTCGATGTCATCTCACCGAAAGACCATTTTTTGATGTCTACGTTCATAATTAATGTGTGTTTAATATAAATATCCGAAATTTGCTTTAATGAACTTTTTTTCTTATTATTATATTAATAAATAATAAAAAAGACTAAACATGAAGAAAGAAAATGCAATGCAAATTTGGGAAAGAAAAGAAACTCTTTACAGACGAGAGATTTCGAGTTAAATACGGTACGATTGATGCCGTAAAATTAAACGCAGTATACCTAAATATCGAATCCTGGGTACAACCAAAAGATATAGAAAATTACGATTCATATATCAGGTTAATGCGAAAACAAATTATTGTTAAAATAAAGGATAGTATCGACACAATAACGTTTAATGAGAATTTTATTGTTGATCTAGACCTGAGAGCTTCAGGTATGTCAACAGATAAAAAAAGTTTTATGTTTATCGAATTAACCGTGTATCCAAAAGAAAAATTGAAATTTAATTCAACTTTAATGTTTAAAAAAATGCAAGAATTATCTAATCTTGTGATAGAATCCTTAGAACAGAATAAATTAAACTACTTTTCAAAAAAATCAAATGCTAGATCAAGAAGACTTATATGAGATGTCTCCAGAAGAGGGACAGGAAATGCTTAAAGACCATTTAGAAAAAATATACCCATCAATTGAATCGTGGTATACAATAAACAATACTGATTTCTTTTTTAATTTTAAAACAGTTGCCACTGTTGAATCTGGTTTATATAGCATGATATATAACGATGGTAACGGCTTTGGTGTTTCAAAACTACCATATAAAAGCGATGAATTTTTTCATTTACCATCATTACCACATAATGAAATTATTGATGATTTAATTAATTTTTGGGATAATGTTGATAGGTTTAAAAAATATAACCTAACACCTAAAAGAGGTATTATTTTATATGGTGACCCAGGTTGTGGTAAAACATCATTAATTTATTTATTAGTTGATAAGTTAAAAGAATATAACGGACTGTCAATCTATTTTGATAACCCATTTAATTGGGTTGAATTAGCTAAATTAGTTAGAAAGGTTGAAAAGACAAGACCTTTACTTTGTATCATTGAAGATATAGATCTTGTAATTCAAAAGTTCGGTGAGGAAGTTTTTTTAAACTTTTTAGATGGCCTAAACTCAATAGATAATGTTGTTTACGTTGCCACAACAAATAATCTTGAGAAAATACCAGCTAGGATTAAAGATAGACCATCAAGATTTGATAAAAAATATAAGATAGAAAAGCCAACCGCAGAAGATAGAAAGATTTATTTCAAGGAGATATTGGATGAAGAAGACCAAAAGCTGTATGACATGGATAAATTAGTTAAAGATACTAATGGTTATACCATGGCCCATCTTAAGGAAACTTTTATTTCATTATATATTCTTAAAAACCCATATGATGAAACGATCAAGCGATTAAAAAATAAAAAAATTGCTGACGAAAGAATGGGATTTGATCTTTCTGATGATTAACCACGCACTTAACTTGTTTTCATTATATTTATATTATATAATCTACTAAAATGGGTATAAAAATATTAAAAGAAAACGAAGAAGGTTTTGGTATCTTAATTGAAGGTGATGCTGGTTCAGTATCCGAGGTATTACAAGGGCAAATTATAAATGAGGAAATTAGTAAGGGCCCGATAGATTTATCTGGACCCATATACTATTACGCCACATTACAAAAATATGGTGTTGAAAATAGAAATGGTAGGGTTTATCCTGAGAATATCTTAAGAAAAGAAGTTGAGAGATATAGAGAAGTTATTGCTCGTAATTCCAGTTTTCATGAATTGGATCACCCACAGGAATCGGTTATATCACTTAAAGGTGGTTCACCACATAGGATAGTTGATATCTTCTGGAAAGATAATGTTCTTATCGGTAAATTAGAAATATTAGTATCTGAAGGTTTTAGAAGAGGTGGTATAATTTCTTGCAATGGTGATTTAGTAGCACACTACTTAAGTTATGGTATGACATTAGGTATCTCATCTAGAGGTGTTGGTAGCCTTAAAAAGATCAACGGTAAAAATGTTGTGCAAGATGACTTCGAATTAATATGTTGGGATATTGTTTCATCACCGTCTACCCCAGGTTCTTACTTATATAAAGACCCACAGGATTTCAAAAAATATGATGAAGTTTTAAACGAACCAGCTGGTATTGAAGAAAACGCAGCACCAGAAGAGGATAGTTTTTTAGCAAATCTTAATAAATTTTTGAAGTTTTAAGTTGTTTTTTTAAAAAATTTTTACTACTATTATAGCAGTTAAAAAATATTTTTTATGAAAACTTACTATTGGTACACAGTTACAATTCAATTCGTTGTTGAAGACGAGCAAACAGGAAAAATTAAAAAGATTAAAGAAAATTATCTTACCAAAGCAATCTCTGTTACTGACGCAGAAGCCTCTGTAATCAAGGATCTTGAAGGTACAATGGGTGATTTTAGAATCTTAAAAATTGATGAGTCTAAAATTGTTAGAGTTATCCTTCCACAAGGAGTTGACATCAACGCTGAATAAAAAACTAAGACAAAAACATTTAAAAAACCATCCATATCGGGTGGTTTTTTTTTGCTTAATGCCCATGTTATATGGGAAAAAAGGGATAATTTTTATTTTTTTTTGTTCTTTTGATATTTTCATAGTATTTATTACTAAGATAACCTATCATAATAATTTTTTAATAAATTAAAACATGAGCAAAACAAATATTTTAGCAGAGACTCTAGCTGAAATTCAAGAATTAAGAGAAGCCGTTTCTAAAAACGCTAATCACGCTTTGAAAAGCACTCTTAAAGAAGAATTAGAAGAAATTGTCAAAAACAACCTAGAGGAAGTTAATGACGAAGAGTTAACAGATGACATGCCTGGTGATAATCTACCAGGTGATCAAGCAGCAGATAATGATGCTGACGGTATGGGTGATATGCCTACTGAACCACAAGATGGTGAAGAGGTTATTGACTTAACCGACAAATCAGATGAGGAAGTAATTAATCATTTCAACCTCATGGAACCAGCTGACGAGATCGAAATCGTACAAACTCCAGAAGGTGGGGTACAAATCAACATTACAGCATCTACTAAGGATGACGAAGAATCTAAAGAAGATTCTGAAGAAACACCAGTAGCTACTGATATTGATGAGTACAACGATAAACCAATGGAAGGTATGGTCGATGAAATGATTGACTTAGAAGAAGAGCCAGTGTATGAGGTTGAAATCTCAGAAGAGGATCTTAACGAAGTTGCTAAGGAAGCTACAGCTCACATCGTAAACAAAGGTGGATCAGTTCCAACAGGTGAAAGTAAACTTGAAGAACCCGCTAAAGAAAATGGTGTGATTAAAAATGCAGCTACCAAACACATGTCTACTAAAGGTGGATCAATTCCAACAGGTGAAAAGAAACTTGAGGAACCAGCTAAAGAAAACGGTGTAATCAAAAATGCGGCTACGAAAGACATCCACGAAAGTACACAAAATAAGGCTGGAAACAAAAACAAAGAAAAAGAGTTACATGAAAGCTTGGTGGTAATGAGAAAAAAATACCAAGAAGCAGTGGCTGAAAATAATAAAAAGACTCAAGAGTTAGATAGCTTCAAAACTTTAGCGGAAGAATTTAAAGGTTCTGAAACTGAATATAAGTCAGCTATTAAAAATCTTAAGTCGCAGTTACAAGAAGTTGCTTTGTTCTCATCAAATCTAACTTATGCAATCAAATTGATTACTGAAAACTCTACAACTAAGGATGAAAAATTAAATATCCTTAAGAGATTCGATTCAGCTAAAAACTTAAACGAGTCAAGAGAAATCTTCAATAGTTTGCAAGATCAGTTAGTTTCTGGTAAAACAGCAACAAAACAGGTGATTGAAGACAAAATTATGGAAAGTCCGAAAGCTAGTGGTTCTTCAAAATTAAATGAATCAACTGCTTATCAAAATCCACAATTATCTAGAATGTTAGATATCATCGGAAAAATTAAATAATAAAATTAAAAAAAAACTTAAAAAAATACTAAAATGGGAGCATTATTAGAATCAGGAAAAGTTGGTAACGTAAGCTTAAATCACTTGAAAGCTGTACGTACTGACGTAATTAACAGATGGGACAGCTTAGGTCTTTTAGAAGGTCTTGCTGGTCACAGAAAAGAGAATATCGCACAATTATTTGAAAACCAAGCATCACACATGCTTAATGAATCAGTTGCTTTAGGTAACGAAGGTTCTTTCGAAACTGTGGTATTCCCAATCGTGAGAAGAGTATTCTCAAAATTATTAGCTAACGAAATCGTTTCGGTTCAAGCATTAAACTTACCTATTGGTAAATTGTTCTACTTCATTCCGAAGTTAGAGAATTCATCATTTGCTTCGGGTGCAGCTGGTATCGACAAAACCCCTAACAGCACAATCAGCCCTAACCTTTATGACGCTTTCTATGGCGAAAACGGTCTTTATGACAACTCAAAAGGTGCTGCTTCAACAATAACAGGTGCTACAACAACTGCTAACTTGTACCAATTTAGCTCATCATCTTCTGATGGTTATGCTACTTTAGCTGGAACTAGTGCACCAACAGGCGCAACTTCAATCGTCAAGGTTGATTTCGCTCCATCTATCACTAACTGGGATAATGCTGAAGAAGTTCTTTCAACATTGAATGTTACTTCAGTTACTTCTGGTGCTGATTTCGATTTCTATTTACCAGCTCAAAAATACGGTAAATCAATCATGGATTCTAACGGTGTTATCTATGTTGCAGTTGTTAACAACAGTGCTACAGTAGCATTACCTTTGACTGGTTTAACAGTAACGGCTAAAGAATACGCTTCATTAGAGTATGAAGATACAATGGGTGAAGTAAGCTTCGAACTTCAATCTGTAACAGTTTCTGTTATCGAAAGAAAGTTAAGAGCTCAATGGTCTCCAGAATTAGCTCAAGACGTATCAGCGTTCCATAACATTGATGCAGAAGCTGAATTAACAGCTTTATTGTCTGAGCAAGTTGCTGCTGAGATTGACCGTGAAATCTTAAGAGACTTAAGAAGAGGTGCTGCTTGGAGAATGACTTGGGATTACTCAGGTTCAAGAGTTAACACTGGTGGTTTGAACGCTACAAACGGTTTCTATACTCAAAAAGATTGGAACCAAACTTTGATCACTGCGATCAACCAAGTTTCTGCACAAATCCACAAAGCTACTTTAAGAGGTGGTGCTAACTGGATCGTAGTTTCTGCTGAGGTTTCAGCTATCTTGGACGACTTAGAATACTTCCACGTATCTAACGCTGCTCCAGAGCAAGACAAATATAACATGGGTATTGAAAGAATCGGTTCATTGGGTGGAAGATACCAAGTTTACCGTGATCCTTACTTCCCAGCTGATACAATCTTGATGGGTCACAAAGGTACATCTTTGTTGGATACAGGTTACATCTACGCACCATACGTGCCAATGCAATTAACTCCTACAATGTACAACCCATTCACCTTTGCACCAGTTAAAGGTATTATGACTCGTTACGCTAAGAAAATGGTTAACAACCGTTTCTATGGTGTAATCAAATGTCAAAATATCGTTAGCTTCGGTATCACAGGTTTGAGATAATCTTAGGGTTACATTAAAAATTAAAAGGGTGGATTTTTTCCACCCTTTTTTGTTTATATTTGTTTCTATTATTACTATATTTGTATGGTTAATTAGAAATATTTATGAAAAAATTATTATACATCGCCCCACACCTTTCCACAGGCGGTTTACCACAGTACCTAACTAAAAAAATTGAATTACTTAGAGATTCATTTGACATTTATGTTGTTGAATGGTCTAACCACACTGGTGGTGTGTTGGTTGTACAAAGAGATAAAATAACTTCAATGGTTGCGCCAGATAAATTTTTTACTCTGGAAGAAAATAAAATGCAATTGATTGATATTATTAATCATGTATCACCTGATATTGTACACTTAGAAGAAATCCCTGAATATTTCATGGATTTTGAAGTTGCAAAAGAAATCTACAAAAAAGATCGTAATTATGTTATTGTAGAAACTTCTCACGATTCATCATACGATGCCACACAAAAGAAATTTTTTCCAGACAAATTTATGTTTGTATCTGATTGGCAAATTAAATTATTTGAATCGATTGATATACCAAAAGTTTTGGTTGAATATCCTATTGAATACAAACAAAGACCAAATAGAGAGGATGCTTTAAGAGATTTAGGTTTAGACCCTAATAAAAAGCATATACTACACGTTGGTTTATTTACACCAAGAAAAAATCAAAAAGAATTTTTCGAATACGCAAAATCTTTACCAGAATATGTTTTCCATTCTGTTGGAAATCAAGCTGGGAACTTTGCGCACTACTGGGAACCTTTAATGAAGGATAAACCAGAAAATGTTGTTTGGCATGGTGAAAGAAAAGATGTTGATAGATTTTATCAGGCGATGGATCTATTCTTATTTACATCCAGGGGTACAGATAATGATAAGGAAACAATGCCTTTGGTTATTCGTGAGGCTATTTCCTGGAACTTACCAATTTTAATTTACAACCTTGGTGTTTATTTGAATTATTTTGATAAATTTGATAACATCAGTTATTTAGATTTTACAGATTTTAATAAAAACTGCTCTTTGATAACAGAGGTTCTTGAAAATGGTTACCAAAGTAATCAAGCGTTAGATATTGATAGAAGTAACGAGGCTGTAATAATCTCAACTTACCCAACGACAAAAAGCGTATTTGATACAACCGCTGAATGTATAATGGCTGCTAAAAAAACAGGTAGAAAGGTTATATTAACTTCTCACCTGCCAATTTCACCAGATTTACAAAATTTAGTTGACTATTGTATATACGATAAAAATAATATTTTAACAAAACACACATACTACTCTCAAAGTAGATACAGTGAAGCTGATTTCTTTGCGTTTGTTAATTTAAGAGGTGAAGGTAACGATGTTTATCACGGGCCCACTTGTTACACAAACTACTACAATGGCGCTGCATTGGCAAATGAATTGGGTATGGAAAAAGTTTATTTCCTTAACTATGATTATGTCCTTAAAAATGACGCTTATTTGGATAATGTTTCAAAAGTATTAAACACAAAATCAGCTTACTTTGGGGATATGCCAAATAATCAAGAGGGTCACTCAGTTACTACATTCTTTATGGGTATTAGACCTAGTTTTTATTTAAACACGGTTGATCCAATATTTTGTGCGCAAGACTATGAAAATTTAAAAACTAAATGGGGTTCATTTAGCAATGGATATGAAAATATGATGTATTTTGCTTTTAAAGACAAAATGAATCAAATTGAATTGGTTGGTGAGGAACAATTTAAAACCGAAGTTGCGACTAATTTCCACCATAGAGATTATTCTAGAGTAGAATATTTTACGGTGTTACCGACAAATATCCCTAATTCATTCACCGTTTATTTCCAAGTTTCAAATTCAATCGATAGTAGAATTGTTAACATAAAAATTAACAAAAACGGATCATTATTAAAAGAAGAGCAAATTACTGTGACAGGTAGAGGTGCTTGGTACAATATGGTTGGTTATAATTTAGATGAGAACGCTGAATATACTATTGATTATCAAGCTTTTGATAAAGACACACAACAATTTATTGAAAGTAAGTTAATGAAAATTGACAACAATTATATACTAAACACATTACCTAATAATGGTATGTTTGAATATAAAGGTAATCTTAATAATGTTAATTTATTAACTAATGATGACCCTTCTAAACCTAAAATTAGAATAGTGCATTTAGTTACAGAACCAACAACTAACCCTAAAGAATTAAGGTCAGCTTTTTCTTTGAAAGATTTTGCCAAGACTTTTGATAATGTTGAATATTACGAAAAAGTTAATGAAATTTATAGGGAGTTACCACCAGTTGATACGTGTAATAGACCACATGATGTTGCACCTGAACCAGGGTACTTCAAACTATCCCCAGGACACTATGGTTGTTTCTTAGCACATAAAAACGGTATTACTTTACCAGATAACAATCAGTATGATTTTATCTTAGTATTTGAGGGTGATGTTATTATTGATGCACCTTATCAAGAATTGTATGATAATTTAATTAGGTGGTCACAATTAGCCAAAGAAGAAAATGTTGATATGGTTGGTTTTGGTAATTACTGTGCTGAAAGATATAGTGGTGAGCGTGAAGATTTAATGCTTAATTTAAGTATTTTTGCACCAGCGCAATCCTACTTGATTAATAGAGAAAAATTACCTACTTTTGTAGAAAAATTTGAAACTTGTAAATGGGATGCGTTTGATTTGTGGATGACCAAGGTTGCTAAATTACACGGTGCAATGGCTAACAAGATCTATACTAAACATTTACCAGGTTATTCTATTGTAGATAGAAAGGATAAAAATAAAGATAACGACTACGCAGCAATTTTTACTAATTAATGTATTTACACGGCCACAAATTAAACACAAAACACCCAGATTTTAGTCTGGGGTGGTGTGAATCAGTCTTCAAAGAAATTTGGTTAGATCACGAATACTCAAGGTATGGTGTTGAAGTTGAAAAAGGTGATGTAGTTGTTGATTGTGGGGCTAATGTTGGTTTTTTCACCAACTACGCTTTAAATTATCGTAAAGCAAAACATGTCTATTCATTTGAATGTGATGAAACATATATTGAGTGTTTAAGAGAAAATACAAATGAAAATGTTACCATAACACAAGCGTTTGTTTCTGATAGAGACGAAGAAGGTCATTATAACATTGAAAAAATGTTACATGATTTTGGTTTAACTCATATCGATTTCATTAAAGTGGACATTGAGTGGTGGGAATACCCATTATTAATCAACATGTCAAATGAAACAATGAAAAGAGCAAACAAATGGGTTATTGAGTTGCATAGTATATACGATAATTACGATAAAATATTAGATATAATTGAAAAATTTACATTAAATGGGTTTGATGTAAATTACGAACAAGTACATAAAGAAACAAACCTAGCATTATTATACGCAAAAAAAAGAATATGAAAATTTGTCAAGTACACCCAGGATGCGGAATTCCAGTACCACCACCTAATTGGGGTGCTGTTGAAAAAATAGTATGGGAATTTACCCAGAATTTAAGATTATTAGGACATGAAGTTGACATTAAATATGCCAATGAGATTAAACCAGGTGAATACGATGTTGTTCACGTGCACATGGCCAATTTATGTCATTTTTTACAGGATAGAGATATACCATACATTTATCAATTACATGATCACCATGCGTATTACTACGGTAAAGGGTCATATGTTTTTAACCAAAATAACAGAGCTATTCTCGAATCACAGGTTTCTTTGATGCCTGGTAAATTCTTGGTACCTTATTTTGACACCGAAAAAGCTATTTATTTTTCACATGGTGTTAACACCGATTTTTATCACCCTTCAGATGTCAGACCAAAAGAGCATAAATTACTATGTTTAGCCAATAACGGATTAGCTGGTATGGATGGGTATGATAGAAAAGGTTTTGGTTTCGCTATCCAAGCAGCAATGGCGAGAAATCTACCAATAACAATTGCTGGCCCAAGAAATAACCAAAATTTCTTTAATGAGAATCCATGGGTTAACGGATACGCAAAATTATCTATCGAATGGGAACCAAATCAAGATGAATTGGTTAACTTATATCACAGGCACACAATCTTCATGCACCCTTCTGAATTAGAAGCTGGGCACCCTAATTTAACGATTTTAGAGGCCGCTGCATGTGGTTTACCTATTAACGGAGCTATTGAACTGGAAACCGATTTTAACGGTATGTGGAGAGCCCCTAGGAAGGTTACAGATATTGTACGTGGTTTAGATGATATTATCACCAACTACGATGCATATCGTGAAAGAGCTATTCAACACGCTGAATCTTTATCATGGTATAATAGGTCAAAAGAATTATTAGAAGTTTACAAACAATACGCACAATAATGAAAATATTAGCACTTTCAGCTGGATCACATTCTTGTGGTATAAGCTTAATAGAAAACGGTAAAATTATTTTTTCTTTAGAAGAAGAAAGACACTCAAGGGTAAAAGTACACAAAGATTTTTATAGTGATTATTTTAGATACCCTAAATTATCAATAATCGAGGCTATTAAAAAATTTAACCTTGATCCAAGTTCTGTCGACTATATCACCAGCTATTATCCAAAACACGAAGTTAAAATTTTTTGGGAAAGTATGGGGTTGGGTTTATTCCCAGAACAAAAATATATTTTCATTGATCACCATGATTCACACGCTGGTACGGCTTATTATATGAGTGGGTTTGATGAAGATACACTTGTTGTTACAATGGACGCTAGCGGTGGACAATATAGCGCAAAATATTTTATCGGATCTAACGGTAATTTAGAATACATCGATGGATTGGATTTAACAAGAAAATCTTTTGGTCATTATTATGCGATGTTAACAGAATTTTTAGGCTTTAGAAGACTTAAAGATGAAGGTAAGGTTGTTGGTATGGCCGCACATGGTAGACACGACACTATCTCATACCAAGCATTCAATGAATGTATTAAAATTGAGGGTATACACACAGATAAAGATCAATCAGATGTATTACTTGGTCAAGTGTATGCTGATTTTTACACTAACTACTATAAAAAATTAGGTTCTAAAGTATTTTTCGGGACAAAAGCTGACTTAGCGTATACAGGTCAGTTAGTTTTTGAGGAAAAAATATTACAAGTATTCAATAACCTACACAATATGTACCCAAATGTTAAAAAAGTCGCTGTAGCTGGTGGTGTATTTGCTAACGTAAAATTAAATAAACGCATCAATGAGTTATATTGGGTTGATGAAATGTTTGTTGCACCCCCAATGGGTGATGAGGGTTGTCCACTTGGTTGTGCTTTGATGGTACATAAAATGTTTACCCCAGATTTTAAACCATTTAAATTGGATAATATGTTTATGGGTACATCATACACAGATGCTGAAGTTGGTGAAGATTACTGGGATCAGAATAAGTTCTCAAGAGAAATATTTACACCAGAATTAGCCGCAAAATACTTAGCTGAGGGTAAGATTATGGGTATGTTTAATGGTAGATATGAACATGGGCCTAGGGCTTTAGGTAATAGAAGTATTATCGGAGAGGTCACCAACCCAGATACCTACGATAAGATTAACAATAAACTCCAAAGAAACGATTTTATGCCATTTGCACCAGCTGTTATGGAAGAACATGCTGATACAATTTTTAATGTCACTAAATCGAGATACACAGCTGAATTTATGACTATGTTGTATGATACAAGACCTGAATGGGTTGACAGAATACCAACAGTTGTTCACCCTAAGGATAAAACAGCTAGAATACAAATAGTTACTAAAACAAGCAACCCAACATTTTACAGGGTTCTTGACGAATATAATAAATTAACGGGTGTGCCAGTTCTTTTAAACACATCATTTAATGTACACGAAGAACCAATCGTATGCCACCCGAGCGAAGCATTCAACCATTTAGAGAATGATATCGTTGACTTATTAATAATAAATAATTTTATCTATAGAAAATATGAAGGACATCTTAATTAACGAATACAATAATACCGAAATCTTAGCAAGAGATTACAAACAACCATCTAATTCATTCATCGTACATTTTGTTAACGGTGCTTTATGCGAAATTAAAGGACCAATATCAAAAAAATACAAGGTTGTTTTTTCTGATAATAAAACTGGGCAAGTTCATCACGTATCTGAGATCACAAATAATATGTGGACTAAAAGTGCTATTGAATATTTTATTGAGTGGAATATTAAAGTATATGAATTAGATACTAACGAATTAGTTTTTGAACACACATATGATTGCAAAGACAAGCGAGTTTATATCCACTTGGACAGTTCTGCTGTTGGCGATACAATGGCTTGGTTCCCTTATGCGGATGAGTTTAGAAAGAAACACGGCTGTAAGGTATTGTGTTCAACATTCCATAATGAATGGTTTGAGCAAATGTACCCAGAAATTGAATTTGTTAAACCTGGTACACCTGTGATTGATTTGTACGCTATGTATAAGATTGGTTGGTTCTATGATAACAAAGAAGTTGTTAAAACCAAAATACCAATTGACTTTAAACAACACCCATTACAAGAAAGTAGTTCATGTATTTTAGGTTTAGATTATGTAGAGGTTAAACCAAAGGTATTTGTACCAGATGAACCTAGTCGAATTGATGGTAAATATGTAATCATTGCACCACACGCATCAGCGCACGCTAAATATTGGAATCATCCAGGTGGATGGCAAGGTGTTATCGATCATTTAAATAATAACGGTTATAAAGTTGTTATGATTACTTCCGAAAAATTAGGTGATGCTTGGCATGATTCAAAACTTGGCGGTACATTGAAAAATGTTATTGATAAAACTGGTGGTCACATTGATCTTATTGATAGAATGATCGATATTAAACACGCATCAGCATTTATCGGCCTTGGTAGTGGATTAAGTTGGTTATCTTGGGCTATTGGAACACCAACTGTCCTTATTTCTGGATTTAGTTACCCATTATCTGAGTTTGCTGACTGTGAAAGAATCTTTAACCCAGACCAAAATATCTGTAATGGATGTTTTAACAGACATTGGTTAAACCCAGGTGATTGGGAGTGGTGTCCAGATCACAAAGACACACCAAGACATTTTGAATGTTCTAAAACCATTAAAACTCAAACAGTTATAGATGCTGTTGATAGACTTTTAAGTAAAAAAGAAGAGGTTATTCAAGAGGTCACCGAAGAAATTTCAGAAAAAAAAGAGAAAAAAAGTTTTTTTGGTAAGTTTTTTTAGGTATATTTGTTGCTATTACATATAATAGTAACAACTATGTTTTATAAATATGACGAAAATCAGCTCAAATTTGTCAAGAACAAATTGGGTATAAGAATAGCACTGGGAACCACCATTTTATTGATGGTTGGTTCCTTTTTTATTGGTAGATATTTCCAATCAGACACATTAGACAATTTTGAAAATGGTGTTAGGATTATAAATCTTCAAAAAGAAAAGGATAAATTCTCCAAAGAAAGATTTGTTGAAGAATTAAAAAACAAAAACGTTAAATTTCCTTATATTGTCATGGCCCAGGCTATCATGGAAAGTGGTTTGGGTAAAAGTAATTTATTTAAGGAAAACAACAACTTATTTGGTATGCGACAAGCTAGAAGCAGAATGACAACTGCCGCAGAATCAAAAAATAATTTTGCCTATTATAATAAGTGGCAAGATTGTGTATTAGATATGGCTTATTTTCAAGCCTCTTATTTAAACGGGATTAACAGTGAAGAAAAATATTTATTATATTTAGGTGCCAATTACGCTGAATCACCAACGTACATAGCAAAATTAAAAAGCGTTATAAAAGAACAAAAATTAAAATCATATTTTAATGAGTAAAGAAAAATTAATTGATATCTTATCCACCCCAACCTATTGTGGGCAAGAACAATATCTTATAGCAAAAATAACAAGATATCTTAGTGAAAGTAATTTAGATTATGTTGTTGATGAACACGGTAATATCTTTGTAACAAAAGGTGTTGCTGATCATTATCCTTGTGTTGTTGCCCATACAGATTCAGTTCATAGGATTGTTGAAATGGATATCCTTGAACGTGAGGATGACAAGGATATTTTATACGCTGTTGAAAAGGGTTCTAAAAAAAGAACTGGTTGTGGTGGTGATAATAAGGCGGGTGTATATGTTTGTCTTGAGTTGCTTGAACGTGTTGAGGTACTTAAAGCAGCATTTTTTGTTTCAGAAGAATATGGTTGTTTTGGTTCAATACTTTCAGATGAAACATTCTTCGAAAACGTTGGTTACACCCTTCAATTTGATGCACCAGAAAATGATTGGGTAACGCATTATTGTAATGGTGTTAAATTATTTGATGAAGAGGGCGATTTTTATAAAACAATTCAACCAATCTTAGAAGATTACATGGGTGATTACTCTTTGGGTAGACACCCATATACAGATGTCAGCATTTTAGGGGCTTTCTACGACTTTTCATGTATCAATTATTCAGTTGGTTATTATAACATGCATTCAAGTCTTGAATATGTCAGTGTCGGTTTTGTACAACAAGCCAAAAATATCGCTTTAGAGATCATTTCATCCCTGGGTAATATAAAGTACCCATTTATTGATGAAAATGTCAGAATCGACAAGGAAAGGGTCAAAGAGAGGGCTTTAAAATCACTTAATGGATTACGAAAATAAAAAAAGGGGCGCTAGGCCCCTTTTCTTATTTCTTTAAACTTTGGATTTCTTTATCCAAGTCTTTTATCGCTTCGATAAGTAGACCTACCATGTTTGCGTATGCAACTGCTAAGTGACCATCAGATTCTCTCATTGAAATAACCTCTGGAATAACTTTTTGAACTTCTTGTGCAATCACACCCATTTGTAACGATTTGTCTTCTATATCTTTTCTTGTATAGTTAACACCTCTCATACTTCTTACTTTATTCAAGGCATCGCTAATAGTTACAACGTTTTCTTTAACTCTTTCATCCGAGTAAGCTATAACGTTACCAGAAGCGTATATATCACCATTAACATCCAATGTGTATGAAGGAGAAGCGTTATTGATACCTAATCTAGTGTTGGTCATATCAGCTTTCAAGAAGCTAACACTTTGTACTTGAGTTGTGCTTACTGTTCTAACTAAGTAATCAGGTTGGCTTGTAAATGAACCACCACTGATACCTGATGTACCACTGATTGATTGACCACTTGTACCAGCAGCACCTGATGTACCGTTTGAACCATTAGCACCTGATGTAGCACCAGCACCCATAGTACCTGCCGTACCATTTCTACCTGAAGTACCTGATGTTCCGTTTGATCCTGATGTATTAGATAAACCTGAAGTACCTGATGAACCGTTAGTATTAGATTGACCACTAGTTCCACCCCTACCTACTGTACCTGTTGTACCTGTTGTACCTGATGTACCGTTAGCACCTGATGTACCGTTTTGGCCAATACCTGACGTACCAGCCCCTGAAGTACCTGAAGTACCACTTACAGCTGATGTACCGTTAACACCGTTGTTACCACTATTACCAGTTGTACCGTTTGTTCCTGAAGATCCTGAAGTTGCTGATAATCTACTTTGACCGTTAATACCTGTATTACCAGTAGTACCATCAGAACCAGAAGATCCAGAAGAACCTGAAGCACCTGATAATCTGTTTAATCCAGAAGTACCTGATGTACCACCTGAACCAGAAGATCCAGAAGAACCTGATAAACCAGCAGTTCCTGAAGTTCCAGAAGAACCTGAAGTTGCTGAAGAACCACTTAATCGTGATGAACCTGAAGCACCCGCAGTACCTGAAGTACCGTTTGTACCAGTTGAACCGTTTGTACCACTTTCACCTGATTCACCACCAAGACCAACACCACCAGAAAGACCCGCAGTACCAGTAGTACCGTTAGTACCACTTACACCTGAAACGCCACCAGCACCATTGTTACCACTGTTACCGCCAGTACCATTTGTACCAGTTGATCCTGAAGAACCTGATAGACCACTTACACCACTAGCACCTGATTGACCATTTGTACCAGTTGACCCGCTTGATCCAGAAGAACCAGAAAGTCTACTCAATCCAGAAGTACCTGTTGTACCATTTGTTCCTGAAGATCCTGAAGATCCTGAGGCACCTGAGTTAGCCATTAAACCAACAGTACCATTTGTACCGTTAGATCCAGAAGAACCTGAAGCACCACTTATGGCATTATTACCGTTGTTACCGCCAGTACCACCCGTACCAGTTGATCCTGAAGAACCTGATAGACCACTTACACCACTTAACCCACTAGCACCACCCGTACCAGTTGATCCTGAAGAACCTGATAAACCACTTGTACCATTAGCACCACTAGCACCTGATGTACCGACAGTTCCATTAGAACCCGATAAACCAGATAAACCACTTACACCGTTACCACCGTTATTACCGTTTGTACCTGAAGAACCATTTGTACCACTTAATCCAGAGTTACCAGAATTACCGTTCATACCTATAGTACCATTTGTACCAGTTGATCCTGAAGATCCGCTTAATGCACTTGCGCCAATATTACCCGCAGCACCATTTGTACCATTCGTACCACTTGATCCTGAAGAACCTGAAAGAGTACTTGTACCAGAAGGAACAGGTAAACCATTTGTACCACCTGTACCTGATGAACCTGATGTTCCACTCACCGCTGAGTTACCATTTCCACCAGCATTACCGTTATTACCAGTTGTACCGTTTGTACCAGTTGATCCTGATAAACCACTGTTACCAGAGTTACCGTTAGCACCATTGTTACCGTTTGTACCTGTGGAACCGTTAGTTCCGCTTAATCCAGAATTACCAGAATTACCGTTCATACCGATAGTACCATTTGTACCTGTTGATCCTGAAGAACCACTATTAGCTGAAGCACCAATGTTACCAGCATTACCTGAAGTACCATTAGAACCTGAAGTTCCTGAAGAACCACTTAATCGTGATGAACCTGAAGCACCCGCAGTACCTGAAGTACCTGAGGAACCAGATGTTCCTGAAGATCCACCCAAACCACTATTACCAGCAGTTCCTGAAGATCCGCTTGAACCTGAAACAGCGCTAATACCATTTAATCCAGCCACACCACCAGTACCATTAGTACCAGTTGATCCTGAAGAACCGCTTAAAGCAGAAGCACCAATGTTACCAGCGTTACCTGAAGTACCATTTGAACCTGAAGAACCTGAAGAACCTGACAATCTACTTAAACCAGATACACCATCCGTACCCGAAGTACCTGTACTACCAGCAGAACCAGAGGATCCTGACGTATCACTTAAAGCTGACTGACCATCTGTACCTGATGTACCAGAAGTTCCAGATGTTGCTGAAGATCCAGCTAACCTACTTAATCCAGAAGTACCTGTTGTACCGTTTGTTCCTGAAGAACCAGAAGAACCAGAAGCACCTGAGTTAGCCATTAAACCAACTGTACCATTTGTACCGTTAGAACCTGACGATCCAGAAGCTCCGCTTATAGCGTTATTACCTGAGTTACCATTAGTACCGTTTGTACCAGTTGATCCTGAAGAACCTGAGTTCGCTGATAAACCATTACCACCGTTTACACCATTTGTACCATTTGTACCAGTTGACCCTGAAGAACCACTCAATGCGCTTATTGCATTATTACCCGCAGCACCATTCGTACCATTAGTACCAGTTGAACCTGAAGTTCCTGATACGTTACTTGTTCCAGAAGGAACAGGTAAACCGTTTGTACCAGCTGTACCAGTTGAACCTGAAGTTCCTGATAAAGCACTTGCACCGTTAGCACCTGCGTTACCAGTTGTACCGTTTGTACCAGTTGAACCACTTGATCCTGATGTTGCAGATAATCTACTTAAACCACCAACACCATCTGTACCAGAAGTACCAGTTGTTCCTGATGAACCTGAGCTACCAGAAGTATCACTTAAAGCTGATTGACCATCTGTACCTGAAGTACCTGATGTTCCAGCTGTTGCTGAAGAACCTGACAATCTTGATAAACCAGATGTACCTGTTGTACCGTTTGTTCCAGAAGAAGCACTTGATCCTGAAGAACCTGAATTATTACTAGCACCATTGTTACCAACTGTACCAATAGTACCCGAAGTTGCGGATGTTCCAGAAGTTCCAGCAAAACCTGCTATTCTAGAAATACCATCAGTACCCGCAGTACCAGTTGATCCTGAACTACCTGATGTACCACTTGATTTACTTAAAGCAGAAGCACCATCTGTACCATTTGTTCCTGAAGATCCTGAAGTTCCTGATGAACCTGAAGATCTACTCAAACCTGAAGTACCGTTTGTTCCAGAAGAACCTGAAGATGCTGAAGATCCGCTATTTGCACTCAATCCTGAGTTACCGCTCGTACCGTTTGATCCACTTGTACCAGAAGATGCTGATGAACCTGAAGAACCCGCACTACCACTCAATTGAGATAAACCATTTGTACCAGCTGAACCTGAAGTCGCAGATGTACCTGAAGTGGCTGAACTACCTGAGTTAGCTGAAGCACCAACCGTACCATTTGATCCAGTCGATCCAGAAGAACCA